AAAGACAAATGAAGATCAGCAGAAGATTCTTTTAATGATCCATCTACTAAATAAACCTTTGCATTTGGATACAGTAAGTAAACTGAATTTATTGCTAATAAAGTCTCTACCATTCTTTCTTTATCAGTTTGAGTACTCCTGGTATCCATGTAATCAAATCTCCCTTTACTAGGTGAGACTACAGATCCTATTATAAATACATGTTTCATGAATCAAGAATAATTGCAGTTATATCATTCTCACGGATACTGAAAATCTTTTCTCCATTAAACTCAAATTCAGTTCCTGCCATGTCATGAAAGAATACTTTAACACCTACTTTAAAATCACTATCCTTAACCTCATCGCCTACTGAAATGATTGTACCTGAATACGGTGGAGCATACTGCCCTTCGGTTTTTGGCATGTATATACTTCCGATTTTTTCAGGTTGTTCATCTTTTTTAAGAAATATTCTATTTTTTATTGCCTTTACCATGATTTTCTGAAACTAAGTTCTAAACTCTATATATAAAATTTAACTGATTGATTGAAAGAAAAGTATCTATTTACTAGCATTTAAGTATTATGTGGTTTTAGGATTGTGGATTGTAAGTATACTGTGATCTCATCCTTTTTCTTTATTTGCATTTAAAATAAAATACGCATCTATTAAATCATCCAAAGGCTTGGGGATCTTTTCTGAAAAGTCTTTACCTTGAGTCCACTTCCACAATTCAGTTTTTCTCAGGTTCTTATCATTAAGTACATCATCTTGAAATGCCTTAGCCATATAGTGCTTGTTTGCATTACCTTTACCTGCTAGCTTTTTAATATGAGAAGGTTGGTAAATTGATATCTTATTGACACCCCATGCATTAACTAGCCTATTTCTTAAGAATGTGTTATACTGTACAATGTCAATAAATGAATTACCTTTAGAACCGTAAGAGAACCCTTCAAGAGAAACTTTATGTGAGTCTGTTCCAAAGAGTGTTATTAAGATATTTCCAATAAGATCGGCTATAGATTGACCGTCTGTCATTTTCTCTCGTTCTCTAAGTAAAAAATCCTTACTTGCTACATGCCTATAATAAGGAAAGCCTATTATGGTTTTACTGTCCATCAATTCTTTATGAACTGAAAATGCTTTAGGTATTTTACGACCTTCTTCATCCCAGATACGATTACCGTAATTAAAGAAAGTTATAAACTTATATTCACCTTGATGGTTCTGTACACAAACACCTGGGCTATTGAGAGAAAAATCAATTCCTGTATAAATCACTTAGATAAGATTAAAGTCTCTTACCAAGAACCGCACCTAATGCAGCTCCTACTAATCGACTGGTTAGAAGATCATATAGAGCACCCTTCTCAATTCCTAATACTTTAGCAATTGCTTTACCTACCGCCTTTCCTAAAGCAAAACCAGTAAGACCACCTAATACTGAACCTAAGATACCCTCATTAACAACTTCTTCCATTACTTCTTCAAGATCACGACCACTTTCATGTTCTTTCATTATGCGATCAACCGCTTCATCGATTGCAGCTTCCTGCTCGTGGGTTAATGATTCGTTTAACAAAGCCTCAATATCTACTGAGTCATTATGGTTTTCGGTAAGGTAATCTTTAAATGTTTTCATTGTACTCTATTTCCTTTGTTTATATATTAGGTAAGATTAACTGCTATATTAAGTATGTTATATGTGAAGTTAATATCAAAGGTTTGGAATTCTACTGTATTGCTTGAAAAGTTTAAATCTAATGCACTTACACCGGTCATTATCATATCTTTTAGCTGAACGGTAACAAAAATATTTCCTTCGCCGTCTAACATTTGCAAACCTACACCTTCTGGTACGAACGGATCTTTACCTGATAGCTTATAGTAATAGTCAAAAGTTTCAACAGCCATCCAATAATTTATCCACCCATCAAATGCTTGCATGGTAACAGTTAAAGTTTTATCAAATAGCTCTTGTGTAGGTAAGCTACTTCTAAAGCTCCTAGTATTACCTGGGAAGTCATTTTGTGTAACAGGATCAAAAGATGGGCCTGGTAAATTCATTGACTGTATTCCGTAATTAAAATAGTCAATAGGTTCCTTTATAAGACCACCAGGTATCCTATTTAGATAAGGCCTATACTTATTTGAAATTTCCTTTGGAATAAAAGTTCTAGGAAACTCAAACCTAAATTGATTATTTCTTGCGCTTAATATCATATCTTACTCTGCTATGAACCCGCCGCTGCCGCTCCTAGATTGGCTAAGACCTGATGCAACATTTAATTTTCCTGTTACTGGAGTTCTTTTAGTATTAAATTCCTGTAAATTATTAGCGGCCTGTTTGAAGTATCTTTTTTCTTTTTTCTTTGATGTTTGAATTTGTGCCTTTTTCCGTATTGCAGTAACCTGTTCCCTTTTCTTTTTATTTGCATCAGCTAAAGCCTGGGCTTCTTCCGCTTCCTTTAGAGCCAGTTCAGATTCTGCAGATCCTAGCTTATCGGTAAGAGTTGCTACTTCATTAGTGAGAGATAAGTTAGATGCTTCTAATGCTTGTATAGTTGCAATTTGTTCTTCATCCAAAGATATCATTTCAGCTAATTGAGTATTAAGCCTTTCTATCTCAGACTGTAATTTAGCAAGTTCTTGTGAATATAGCAATGCCTGTTCATTTAACTTAGAAGTCATTGTTTGTTTGGCAGCATCATTTAAGCCTAAGAATGTACCTGTGTACAAAACGCTTTCATCACTTACACCGCTTTCATCCTCCATTCTTGTAGAGATATAAAAGTTATTATTATCCAATGATAAAATCTTCTTTGAATTTTCTTTATCAATTTTAAAGAGTACTTGACCCTGGGAAGGATCCACTTCTTGTACCCTTGTAAAATTAGGAATTCTTATTTCATCATTTTCACCAACAAAAACTAAAGTAAGAGTACCTACATTACTTAAGTCAATCGGCTTATCCACCAATTCACTATTTTCACCAGTCTCATCAAACAGCGTAAAGATAATGTAATCATCAAATGGTGATATTCTAATAACACCATCACCCTGTGGTAACGGCTCGGCCGTAGGATTGAGAGTCGTAAACTTTTTATAGTATTCTCTTTCCTTTTTTGTTACTGATATGTTAGTCTGTACTGCCATCGTCTTCGGTTAATGTTTGTATTTTTGCTGGTGAAATTGCAGCCTTTACATTTAATCTATCCCTAAATGAAGTAACATACTTGGTCTTAACTACTAATTGCTCTACAATTTTTTCTGATGTTTCCCCTGGTCTAGTTCCAGAATTTCCATTATTAACTATGATGTTACTTCCATCATCTTTAGATATCTGATTATAGACATTTGCAACTGTAGGTACTACACCTAAGTTTATCTTCATTAATCTTCTTCCGTATTTCTTAACATCAAATGAAGTTAAATTTGCTTGTTTAATTATCTGTGTATTATCAGCTCTATTATAAAGTCTTAATAAGTAATTTATTGAAAAGGATGCAGCAATTGAACTATTTAGTACAATAGGTCTAAATAGGATAGGATTATCAAAGTTTGTGGTTTGTGTATATACCTGAGTACTGGTTTTGGTAAAGTTAGTACCTATCTGTTCACTTACATTAATTTCATGGAATACAACATAGTCACCACCTGATGAATTAAGTTGTGCAATGAAATTAGAAAAAGTAGAACCGGTCACCATCCCAGTTAGCTCAAAGTAATCTCCACTATCCGATTCAACCACACTTGCATAAAGATCATCATAGATGTCTCTGTTTGCAATAGTAACTGAATTAATTTCTTCTACATTATAATAGCTATAACTGTTTTCAACTATAGTTTCATAAATCCCAGTAGCCTTAAGTGTAATAGTAGGAGTACCTAAAAAGCCTTGTCCTTCTGTTAACTTATAACCTAGACCGTTAGGTACAGCATTATTAAATCCATTATTCATAAAGTAAAGAGAAGGTACACGCCATTCAATATAAGTAGCATATAACTTGTCATTAATTAGAATTGGATCAGGATTAAATACAGGTGTATCCGTCTTTAAGAAATTTATAGACGATAAGTTTAGCATCTTACCATCTCTTCTAGGAACTAGTGTTTCAAAAATAATTCCATCAAATCCAGTAAAGCTAAATCCTGAAATAAAATGGACCCTTATCTTATCATATGCAATCAGCTGCTGTGGGCTAAAAGATTGTAAAAGACTTGCACTATCTGTTAAGAGTGGGTCAAAATCATTATAAGGAACACCTATGTCAGTATCTAAATAAGCATACTGTGTTTTATTTTCATTGATGGCAGCTACAGATATATCACGATAGTTACCCATCTCAGCTGCAACCGCATCAGTATTAAATAAGTAACTACCACCCGTATGACCATCTCTCATGATCTCAATAGGGTATGTTGCTGTACTAAACTCTGTTGGATTAGACTGGCTAGTGTAAATATACTCAATAAGTATACCGTCTGATATTTGTATAAACTTAGATGATTCCATTCTAACTATTTATTTACCATTGCAAAAACTTAGGAGTATAACCTAGACCTATACCTACATACGGTGTAAATCCATTGCTGCCATACCCAACGCCTAGCTGTAATCCAATGCCTAATGTTTTTCTATTTTGTTTTTGGAGATCTAAAAAACCTTTACTCGTTTGGTCTATTAGTATTCCTTGTGCGCTATTAAAAGTTGTTCCTGGGTAATCAGTTTCAAGATTTACAAAAACCTCTTTGGTTTCTCTATCTCTCAATATAGAAGCAGTTAACCAAATGTTCTGGTTAAGATCAATAGTAGCATTACCTAGATCTATTGTACTGTCATGTGCTTCATAAGGTACAATAATACCAATCTCTCTAGAGCTATTACCCCAAGTAGCAGAGTCCTTAATTTGAAATGCTGAACTAAAATTACCAATGATAGTATCAACCACGGTAACAGGTACTTCAACAATAACCTCCTTAATAACAGTCTTGGTTTCTATTATTGTAATAGGTGGTTTATTTTTTTCATACTCAAGTGTTTTCCCTAGCTCATCAATAGTTAAGGTTAGTGCCATGATCTCAGCTTCAGCATTACCCTTCTCATTAATGTAGTTTTCAATTTCATCCAGTGAAGCTTTCCAATTATTCTCTATTCTTGTAGCTTCTCCTTTAGCTTCAGTCGTAGCTTGACACTGTCTTAAAAACAAAATACATAGCACAACAATACCACCTAGTAAAAACATTCTAGTATTTTTAGGATCAGTAATTACGCTTAATATGTTTTTAAGTATTATCATATACCCTCTTCATAGATCTGTAATAGCTTATAAGGAGTAACATTACTTTCTCCGTATTTTTCTATTAAGCTATCCATAAACTTTTTTTCCTTTCCTTTCATTTGCTCAAGCTCAGTAAAAAGACTATCTCTCTTTTCCGCCAAACTTTCAATACTCTTTTGCATTAGGTCAATAGAAGTTTCAATTTCCTTATACCTGTCTACAAATTCTTTAAGCTCTTTTCTTTCTTTTTTATTCATTATGGTAACATATATTGTATTGTAAATCTAACACCACTACCATTATTACTAACGGTACTTGCGTATGGGTTCCCGACCCAAATACCACTACCCCATTTAAAGGCTAACCCATTTGTACCAGCAGCGAAGGCTTCTACTGGCATCATCCGAAATGCATAAGATCCACCTGCACCAGAAAAGAGTGTACCACTTCCGTGTAGAACTGTAATGTTGCCTGATGATGGCTTAAGCGGTAATGGCCATATACGCTGAGTAGCATTAGATCCACTAGTCGTAGCAGTTCCGCTAAATGTAACATTACGACCTACTCTTATCCATTGCCCTGTTATAGAACCTCCACCCGTAATTGTATTAGATGGTCCAAATTCTCCACTTGCAAAAATACCTCTAGTTCTCTCAGGGTTAGATGCATATAATGGTGTTGAAGGCGGTGTGATCGCGCTGGTGTGATCTATATGAATATTACCTTCCGCATACCAAGTAAACTGTTGCCCATTATAATTAGTGGCTTCATTAACACCATACGAAAGTAGTTGTAACTTGTCATCATCAGCATCCATTCTTATACCTACAGGTCTGGATTTAGGGGCTATAACTAACCCATTAGTACCAGCAGCTGTAGCGGTACCCCTATTAATAATAATGTTATCATTATCATTAGACAGTGGTGAATAATCATCAGTACCTACCTGTGTATGAAATTCTATTGCTTTATCATCAGTACTATTTGTAAATTTAACAGCACCGTTTCTTGCATCGCCTTGTACTGATGAATGATTACTTGATACTGCTAAAGTATAACTTTGCGCGGTAATTGGAATATCAGCATCAGCTGGTTGTTTGATATAAACCCAACCCCTGCTGGATCCGCTAGAATCACCGAAGTTAACATGGGATGAATACTGATATGTAGAGCCATACGGCTCGTACCCCAATATAACTCTACCATTAGACGAAATTGCAGACGCTTTTATACCACCAGATATATAAACATCCCCACCACTTTGTAAAGCTGTAGCATCACCACCTAAAATAGCTACCTGACGACCTATACCTGATAAACCAAAACCAGTAGCAAGTGGACTTCCCGACCCACCTTTAATAGTTAACATATCTCTTGAGGCAGGTGCTGATGAACCAGCTATAGGTCCAATTATTGTAGGCGATGTCGCTGTAGCCGAACCGGGTGTACCAAACTCTATCCATGAAGCCGTTGCTGCACTTCCTGAGCCTATAGGTTTAATACTCATCACTGACTCAGAATTAATCATGCTTAATCCTGTGCCAGTTTTACCGTAACCAACAAAAACACCATTTTGCGTCACAGTTAATCCTCTGGCTTCATTACCTGTATTTTCTACATAAATCTGAATTCTATTGCTTAACCCACTAACCCCAGTCGGTACGTCTTCTAATGCTATTCTATTATCAACATTACCATCAAAATAGATTCTCTCAATACCTGATCCATCATCACCAATAAACTTATTTCCTGACATGGCTACCAATGCACCGGTATCCTGTATTTCCCATGTACTTGATTGTATACCTGCAGTACCATCCCATCTAACTATTCTATTATTAGTGCCAGTATCGGATGTTAAGCTTGTGCCGTTCCAGCCTAGTATACCTGGGCTAAAACTACCACCTGTTGATAGTGTTCCTAGTTTACCACTAGAACTTATACCTAATAAACCGGCTGGTGTAATAGGCACAGATTGAAGTCCTGGGAAATTCCACTCACCACTTAAAGATTCTATATTAACTAGGTCTTTTGCTATTAGCTTCACCTTACCACTATCAAGTACAATGCTACCTTCTTTAAGTGTTGCGACTGGCAACGTAACATTACCTGCAGAAATAGATGCATCCTTGCTACCTAAAATATTCATTTCATATTTAGGAAGCTTAGATGAATTAACCACATTTAGATTAATAGTAAAATCAGATACATCAAGCGGACCTGTAAGAGTAGGCCCCAGAGTACCAGTAGTAAATGAAATTGATCTACCTGCCCTAAAACTTTGTCCTTTTTGTAAAGTATAGAGGTTAAATCCATAAGTATCTTGTAAAGATCCAATTGTTCCTGTAACAGATTTAGGTACATTTATAACAATAGAATCATCAATACCTAAACCTATTGAAGATAGATTAGCTAAAGCCGATTGTTCATAATTATCAGCAGCAACTGCCCCACCACCCATAAATTTAATCGCAGACGCCGAACTATCTTTTTGATGAACTAGCATACTTACGACAGATGCATCGATACTACCAGCCATTGTATTGTTAAGCTGGAATGCAGGAGTAAATGGAATTCCTGGATTAGCAGAAACATCGCCTGGGCCAACCGCGCCTATTAGAGTAGCGGCAACACCTTGGTTACTAACTGTTATTCCTGTTGTTATTGGAGCTGGGTATAAAACATTTTGGTAAGTAGCTGCATAATTAGGATATGGGTTATTTCCAAACTGTGACCACCCAACTGATGCACCAGAAGGACCAGCTGGTCCTACTAGGTTTATTCCAGTATTAGTCCAAGTTAATCCTGTAAATTCCCATACATCACCGTTACTCTGTAAGTAGTAATCAGCAGTTAGCGGGGTTAAAGTAGGTGGCACAACATTAGGATCGGCAGTACCTTCATACCACTCAGTTCCTCTTTCTCCTCTACCGCCTATAGGTCCTGGAGGTCCTAACGGTCCAGCAGGTCCAACTGGCCCACCGCCGTTAAGTAGTAATTGATCAAAGTTAAAATTGATCTTATCAACTACTTGCGAAATAGTATCGGAGGCAAGTAATTCCTGTATTGTTATTGCCATTTTGTTCTTATTTTTTAACTATAGTTATACTAAACCCAAATGATTCAGTAAACCCTGTCCTTTTGTTATATATTAGGCTCAGATCAAATAGGTTGGTATTAAGTAGCTTTGATCCAACCGCCGTGTTAATAGTTAATCCGCTGGCTGCCTTTTCCGAATTTGTTAATGCAGCAGTTGAATAATTTAACGGTAGATTTTCTCTAGTACTCTTAACGTAAAAATCAACATTTGCTATTTTGTATAATTGTAAGATATTTTGTCTAATGTATCTTTCAACATCATCATCTAAAGTTTCAATATCTGCATAACTAAATTCAGGCTTAATATACTTTTTAAACTGTTCTTTAATAGGTCCAAAGAGATACTCAATTAGTCTCTTCTGAATAAACATATAGAACTTAACATAAGTATCATTTTCCTCTGTCATAAAGTTACCTTCTATAAGAGACGGTTGTTTAATAGCATCTTTAATAAATTCCTCAGAATGTATAAAAGTTTCAAGTTCAATTTGTTGTGGGACCTTTAAATACTTAGAACCAAAGAATGATTTTCTTTCAGTCATTGCTCTTGTACCAATAACTGATTGTATTTGGGATTTATCAATACTCTTTCTAAAATATGCAGGTTCCCAGTTTGAAGAGAATGTATAAAAATCTCTACTAAAAATACCTACTTCATTAATAAGTGGATATAAACTTAAGTATGCGCTATCAGTAGAAAGCTCTAATACTGTTGAAGGATCTTCCTCATTAACTTTATGATAAAAAAGATTTCTAATTTGTCCAAACCTTTCAGTGTCGCTACTATTGAATTGTGTGTTTGCATATCTACACAACTCCATAACTTTATACTTGTAAACTTCATCAGGTATTGGACCACCTGTACTACCCGTTCCAGTACTACCCGTTCCAGTGCTACCTGTTCCAGTAGATGTATCAAAGTCAATATTAATATAAGGGTCTCTAAAGAAGAATATATCTAACGAAGTTGGCTCATAATAACCGGCATGTCTACCAATAGGTGTAACTCTAGGTTTAGTTTGTAATGATAAGTCATATCCAATAATATCAGTCAAGTTAAACACTGTAGGTTTGGCAGGATCCGGTAAGACACCAATGTATACAGATTTAATAATATCTTCTTGTGCTCTAAGTTCAATAGAAAATGTTTGTGCTAAATCTCCATTATTATCTAGGATCCTATTACCTTCTTTATCAATAGTTTCATAGACAATATTAGGTGCACCTTGATTAACATTTTTAAAAATAGAAGCAAAGCCAACATCGGTTAATCTAGACGTATATGCATTAAAACCGCCGCCGACCGTAAAGTAACTTGATTCTAATAACTCCAACGAACTAGGGGTTGGGCCACCAGGTATATAAGGGGACCCGTTAAGAGTAATGGTTGTAGCAAAAAACTGTGAATCAGAAACAACCCTCTGTATTCCACTAATCTCATATATGTCGGATCCAATTTCAAATTTTATTGGATTAAATTGTCCATCACTACCTATTGTAATATCACGCAAAAATCTAGGAGGTATACCATTTACATCAACCACACCCTGTACAAGATAGGCTTGTACCGTAGGATTAAATGAAGTAGCTAAAAAGCTTATTGCACCCTGTACGATACCACGCTCATATAAATATCCTTGTCCTGATACCTGGATAGGTTGGCAGTCTTGTGTTTGATAATCACTTTCAAATGAATACAAAACCGTTCTATCAATACTCTGTGAACCCTTATTAACACACTTGTTTTCTAGTGTAAGAAAGATTAACATTACAACAGTTTTCCACTTATCATTCTTGATAAATTTAATTTGTGTCTCAGGCTTATCAGGTGCATTTGGTATAAGCATTACCGAAAACCTATAATCATTAAATCTACCATCATTAACATATGATAATGATTTTGCATTAAAGTTAGGTTTCTTGTTTATATCTGCTTTTGGTTTTGCAATTATTCTAACACCTCTTAAAAAAGCTTCAGCAAAATTCTTTTCATCGCCTCCACTAAATCTCCCATATCTAAGTTGCTTATCTATTAAGTTTATCTGACCGCCGGTAGTAAACTTATCAACTATAAAGTAATCATTAAAGTAATCCTTGTCAATTTTCTGGAATGTACCTGGTGAATATACTGAACCTGTGAAAGGATTTTCTTCAGTAGAATCTACTGGTGCATTATCTATATAACTCCATGAACTCTTAATGGCTTCATTATCAAAATAATCAGGAAACTCACATAAGTAATACCATTCATGTGTGAAGCCTAGTGGATCTTGCCCTATAGAATATTTTGACGGCGCAAAATTATTTTGCCCGAATGCTTCGCTTAAGTTTAAACTATACGGAAGATTTCTAACATTCTTACCGTCATTTAAGTATGACCATTTGTTTATGTAAGGGATTACTCTAGATGCAACGGCCTGTTGTTTTAAATAGTTTTCTTCAAGCCTATCATACTCAGAATTAATAATAGAATCAAAAGATTGATCTGGATCTGAGTCTTTTAGCAATCCTATAAGTGTAGCAAAGCCACCATCATCATAATAAAACTCTCTAATTTCAGGATTACTTCGCCCAAATAAGCTATTTTTGTAGTAGTATTCTTCATAAGATAGCTCACCCATTTGGCTAAACATTGTGCTATAGAAATCATAGTCAAAATCTCTTATAGGAAATATTGAAAATCTACCAAACGAAGGTCTATAATCAGAATACAGTGCAACTTGACCACTTCGCGTAGTTTCAATTTGATTATCGTTAAGAGTTATAATTACATTCGTGTCAATATTATTATAACCAATAATTTTACCACTACTGTTTTTTATCGGCTCCTCTAAATAAGGCACCCAATCACCTATCTGGGCAAATCCATCTTTAGACTGAACATAGTTACCTTTTACGAACCGATCCTGATCTCCTGCTGTAACTTTAAGTAAAGAACCGGTTACGTCATTTCCACCTACAAAGTTTTCATTAGGATTATTTACCGATGTTGATGGGTAGGTTGATATAGCATTAACCATTAACGGATAATCAGTAAAATCTAATTCAAAATTAAGTCTATTAAATCTTGATCCACTAAATCTTGACTCTACATAAACCGTATCATTATTATATGAAGCTTCAAAGAATCTCTTCTCTTTAGGTATACCTATATTTATAGCATTTGTTATGGCTTTTGCAATTTCTTGCGGGGTTCCATTAGGATTAAAGAAATGATATTTACTTTGTCCTACATTAGGTACTTCGATTGAACTAGCAGCCACTTCACCAACTCTATTATTGCTATCATAAAAAGTAATCTTAAAACCATCCACTAATTCATTAGTAATCTTAAAGCTACATGTTGATTGCCCTTTTCTCTGTATTATGCTAGCATTGGCATAGGTATCAGGTGTTTTAAACCCTGCAAGTTTTGATATATCAATCGTTTTGTCAAACAATCTTATTTGATTATTTCCCCAAGTTGAACCCTTCTTGATAGTATGAAAGTCGTTATTCTTATCTTTAACATAAAATATGGATTCAACTTCATTAACTCTATTAGGGGTGGGTAGACCAGTAACGGTTGTAGTTTTTGAAGGGTCAAGAAAAACTAATACACCGTTACTATTTTCAATCTCAAACGGCGTGTTTAATTGTTCAGATACTTCTTGGATAGTTTTAATTTTCGGTAGCTGTGTCTTTTCGGTATTCTTAAAGAAGCCTTCTCCTGATATATCAAACCTACCTTCTTCTACTTCATTTACATATAATCCAAAATATCTATTAATAGAATAATCAGGCGCGTCTTTATCGGAAAACAAAAATTCAAGGTTAATTAAGTTTGCTAAAAGAACACCGTTTCTTTCAAATCCTTGAGTAAAGAAAAATTCATTTTGAATAATCGTTGAATCCTGTGCAACAAGATCATCGTATGAATAGCTACCTGCTGAGGTAAAGCCACCTTTCTTATAATTAATACCATTCCACTGTATCGGTTCATCCTTTCTCCAGCTAACGGTCAACGGCGACTTAGGGAACGATTCTTGGTTACGGTAATTTCTAATATAAGATCCAAGTAAACTATTAGAGCTTAAGTCAAATGTTTTAATTGCTGTACAATTCTCTAATACATTTTTTGTAAAATTAGCTGATGTTTGTGCATTAAGATAATCTGCGTTTTCTAATTCAGCATTAATGTTATTAACGGCTGCAGGATTATCAATTCTAAATACAACAAAGTAATTGGGTATTTGTTCATTTAGCCATAAAGGCGCTAACATACCTAGATCCTCAGTATATGCCAATGAAGACACTGATCTTGTACCGGCTGAATAGAACATTTCATATTGATTCTGATACTGAGATAAGACCGAAACGTCTTGATATTCTTGGAAAACTTCGTAAGCTAAATCGGTAGGAAATTTACCGCCTTGAAAAAATCTAAAGACATCTTTATCATAAGTATCCTTTCCACTTATCTTAAATGCTTTAAATGTAGAAGATGCCAATTCAGTATTTGCACTGAATGATTCTAAGTAAAGATTATCGCCGTTACTAACTAACTTAACATTAGCTGTTAATTTAGGATTAGTTCTAACAATACTATACGATGCTTTGTCAAAAAGTCTTTCGGCCATTTAATTTTCACTTTTTTTATTTATTCACCAAGATGGAAGTGAAAATCAAAGATTAAAAGGAACTGCCTTCTTGCGCAAACCCTTGCGTTATACCACCACGGCTAGAAGATCCACCAGATCTAACAACATCATTTACTCTAGTGGCAGTAACAGAAGGGCTTAACTTAGTTAAAACTTTTTCTAAATCATTTAAACCTTTGGTAACTGTCTTTGATGGGAATACATCTAAATTAAGGTTATCTGAACGGAATTTAGCAAACACCTCAACATCATATTGATAGACATCCTGATTATCAGGGAATATATCAAATCCTATTCTTTTTGCATAAGTAACATTAACCGTTGAACCTGTACTATCACCTGCAATATTTCCAAATCCACCTGCACTACCAGAACCAGTTCCAAAGTAATCGGTCATTCTATATTGAAATACCATCGGGATATTTATAGAATTCTGTTGACCAAATCCAACAATCGTAGCAGACTGTATTGAATCACCACCTACTTGAATATTGTTATGGTCATCTGAAGAAATGAACAGATAAGATCCGCAACTTTCTTTACCTAAAGTATATTGATCAAATGTTTCAAACGCAGTTTTAACATTTCTACTATACCCAGCGCCGCCATTAACACTTTTTAATGCAATAAGAGATGATGCGGTCAATGAAGGGCTAGGTTGAATTAATTGACCTGTTGTAAAGCTTTGCCCAGCTAAAGCACCTGTAGTTGTTAATGTTTCTAATTCAACAATATTTTCATTTAGGTAAATTGCCTGTTGCTTCCCCTTTGCCTGATCAGACTGTAATGGAATAAATTTTGAATGTCTAAATAAAACATTAGCAGTACCATTACCGTTAGAAGTACAATCTAAAGCACCTGGTATAGGGTCTCCTACATTTCCTAATGTTGTAGTATCTCCTGTAAATTGGATATATGCAGCTCTAAATGCATCCAAATTTTGTATATATGGGTGAGTAATATGAATCTCTAGTGTTTCGTCACCAGTAGCAATTGGGTAAGTCCCTGCGGTTGTTGGTGCACCAGTAGCATCAAACCCACCACCCCAAATAAATTCAGCCGGATCAATTGAAACTGTCCCTGTATCTCTACCGTAGAAATTTTCAGCAGAATCTAAATTAAATGTAAAGTCATTGTCTGGGTTGCGGTAATTGTAAAAGTTTTCCTCAGAAGAAACATCGCTATATCTACTATTAATAAATTGATTTTTATTCTGTGTTGATTGGAAAGGTGCTAAAGATGTGGTCTGACCGTAACTCCAGTTACCATCCACAGTAGGATTAGTCAAAAGAACCGGTGTTAGGTCATATTTTCTAACAGTATTATAATCAGCATCGTCTGAAGTAAACGTTGCAACACCACTACTTTGATTAACCGAACTGTTATCTAACCATGAATAAGTAGCAGGTAAAATAGTACTACCCCCAGTTACCTCACTTATTGTGTAATTAGGATTTTCTGATTGTTTAACCATGCGGCCTCTGTTACCGGCAATCCTAGAAATTAATCTTAGTCCAGTTTGTTCATTATTGGCTAAGTTAATAAAGAATGTTTTAGATATAATAGCCCCTCTAGGATCATCTAGGTTAGATACTTCTTGGGAATAAAAACCAGCAAAAACTTTAGTTAAAGAATTTCTCTTAAGGTTAGTTACATTACCTTGATCATCAATTAAAGTAACAACCAAATTACCTTGAGCATTTCTAAGTATTTCAGCAAACTCGTCTAAACGATTTTGCATTTCTTGTAGCTTAGTAAATAGATCAATTGGCGTTTGGTTCTCAGATAAGAAACCTGATGCAATAACCGGTGTTGAGTGAGCAAAATAAGTTTCGTTTGCAGTAAATGAACTACTTAAATGCTGGTCAATACCTTTTGCATTTAGATCTTCTTCAAGACTTACTTTAGCCAAATCTTGTTGGTTCTGATTTAGTATTGCCTCGGTTGCATTATCCGAACTTAAGTCAGCTGGGAATTGAATTATAACTGGATTAGACCAAGAACTCTCTAATGGGTTTGATGGCCATCCTGCTTCACTTATTGATTTAACCTGTACCTCTACCTGTTCACCCTTTCTAATTGGTATGTCTAACTGGTTAATATTTACTGAATCTGCATTATCTGCATCAATTGCAATCCATTCATATGTACCTGTGATTGGGTTTCTTTCTCTAGGCCTAAGGGTACTTTCAACTATATTATAATTAGAAAATGCACCTTGGCTTTTTCCAGACCCATCAGTAAAAGTAAACTGATCTACCGGGTTGGCTGCACCATCACTTGATAGGTATCGGTATCTTATCTTAAACTTAACGATTGACTGTGTACCGGTAGCTGGTGTAGATTTTTCCTGTGGCATTGGCCAAAAACCTCTAGCCCTATATTTAGGTGTTATGCTTGATACTGAATTATCTTTAGATTTAGCATCTATCTCCTTTACAACGGATGAATACAGTTGCGCCTGCGAAGATCTCTCTGTAATTAAACCTTGTAATGCATTCTTATCAGCATCTCTTTCAACCTCAGTAGAATAATTAGTTGTTTGTATCTTTGTTCTACTCTGTGCTATAGCACCATCTAATTCTTTAAGAGTAGCTTCAATGGTATTCTTTTGATTATTTAAATCTGTTAATTCTATAATTGCTGGAGAATCACTAACTTGCCCATTAATTAACTTAACATTAAAATCGTCAATCGTCAATTCAGGCGCATTTGGAATAATACCCTCCCTTGTTGTTGGAATCTTATCATCAGCAAAAGATAATAGCATCGAACCAAAATCAATTGCACTCTGTTGGTAATATTCAGCTAAAGTCTGTTCTACACCTGCGGCATTTATGGTAGTTAATGTATTTGTATAAAATGCACTACCCGGTGACCAATTAACAGATGGAATTTTTGAATCTGGATCTATAGGCTTAACAAAAGTAACACATCTTTCATTAAATCCTACCGTTACATCAACCTGTACATTATCTTCTAATGCAGAAGATATTTTTAAAATGTCAGCACCAATTCTAATAGGCTCGGATCCTTCAACCAATTCCAATATAACTGTATTTGTACTAGAATCAATTTTAGTAATTCTATATCTTGTATTAATAGGATCGGTAATAACCTCAAGACTATCTCCTACTGCAAGCTGTACCGTGTCGTCAAAATCGGCCTCTGCATCAGTATAAAAAAGTTTATTTAGTTTATATTGTTTCTTTTGAGAAGTGACCGTAACACCGTTAATTTCCTCTGTAACAGTGGCATCTGATATTCTAACGACGCTGAAGTTGCCAGTATATCTTTTAACTCTAGGTGGTAGATCAACAACAGCTTCATCCAATACATATGAAATATTTCTCTCTACAATTTGTTGTAAAAAGGTATCATAATTAATGTCTGCCCGACCTTCAAAATTATTAGTAAAGTAATTAACTTTAGCTTGTGTATTGGTATTAAGAATAAATCTTTGTATGATTGCTCTTTCAGTATCAATAGGTACCTGTCCAGTTAAATCAAATGAAATGTATAAGAGTGGGTTGATTAACTCTTCAAAAAACCAATTAGGTTTAATGTTAAAGTTTTCAATTGAATTAATAGATGTTAAGCTATTTGCTTCTGTTGGTAACTTTGCTAAAACTAATTTTCTAAATGTACCATCGGAAAGTCTAATTGAACTGTTCGAACCATTGACATTAGTAATTGTATTAATATTAGATTGAAGTCTATCTACAGAGTTCTTAAGAAAACCGAAACTAGGAATAGTAACCCTGGAATTTGTACCATCATTATTTTGAATATTGATAGTAACCGATTCATTACTAGAAGTAATGGCCTGATTAACCTTCTCAAAACTTTCTAAAGAATTATTGAATAACCTTAAAAGTTCAGGTAAGAGAGTTGATATAGAATTATTTTCAGCCATTATTATCTTTACGTTCTTTTATTATTTATTTAATGATATCATATACGAAATTCAGAGTACCTTGTTCTGTACATATAAATTCAATTATAGGTTTCTCTGTAATATCAGAGTTTGTAATGACTCCCATAGATACTCCAAATGAACCGTTATTTAGTCTACTTGGTGCATCAGTCCAAACACGAATATTCCTAGAACCTATATTAAGATTATTATTGAATGTTAATCTAAGAGTTTGACCAGTCTTCCATTGTATATCAGTATCATCAATGTAAATATTCAAATCACCGCCTGCTTGATTTACAGTATCTAATCTTAACATATTAGTATAAGTAACTAAATCAGCAAATACTTGTGGAATTGCTTGATTAAGATCAAGAGGGTTAGCAGTTGTTATAGTAACCTCATCTGCGTTGTAAGGTATCATAAAATTGTATTCCTGTGTTGCTAATGAAATAGTAACAAGATTAGGTGTGTTAGTATCAACCTTAATACCAGTACCTTGTCTAATTACATCAGTGTTATACTGTAAAGTAATTGGTACATTACCTGTAGCCAATGCCTGTATTTCATCTGAGTTTTTAGCAATAAGATCTAACAAAACAGTATCATTAGCAAAAGCAAGATTAGCTGCATCCAATTGATCCTGGACACTGTTAATCTGAGCCTGTAATGAAGTCACATCGGATACGTTGGCAATTTGATTTTCTAGAGATTGTACCTTTTGGTCAATCTTTGATATTTCTAATTGCTGCGTCTGGAATATTTTTGCAGATTCTTGTAATTGTGCAGTCGCTTCACTGAAGAGCTGCATTGAAAATGTATTATAGTCATTAACGATTGTGTCGATACCGGCCGTTCCTGGTGAAGCATCAAATCGTAAATTAATTTTAAATCCATAACTGTTTCCGTTTTGCCCGGTAACTTTATTTGGTTTAAACTTAGGATATCTCTGAATGTAACCACCATCAGTTGTTGGAGTAATGTTATCAACAAGAAGAATACCGTATAGGTTAGTAACCGTATTTGAAGTATTACTTGTATCAACTAAATCATAATAGACCAACACGGTATTAAATTCAAATGTACCTGCAAGATCAGTTCCATTAAATTGTGCAATAGTAGATATTGTAGGGTCCGATGCAATTTGCTCATAATCACCTGGTGTGAAGTCTACTGAGATACCATCAAGCTCAGATCTAACGTAAGCAGATCCACTATATCCAGCAGGACTTCCATAATCTGCCGGGTATTTTCTAATGTTAGCATTGTTAGCACTAATAAACGAACCAGGTTCAGTAAAATATGAATCTGTTGATGTTGGCGGATTAGGCTCATTCATCCAGTTTGCATTGGGATCGGTATACCCACCGTTAATACCTGGGCCTAAGAGAGGTTGATCATAATCATAGAATGCATTAATACTTAACCCTTGTGGATGTATTGTGCTAGCATTTCTACCTAATATAAATTCATCCTTGCCTTGTATTCTTAAACTAGGCTGGTAATTTAAATCTGAAATTGAGTCAAACAAAACAGTTGGAGTTTTACCAACTTCAGTAGGAACATTAATATAAAGTTCAGTGTAAGCTTCTCCTGCTTTATCAACATTATTAACAATATCAATATCTCCTATGTATTGTACAACCTTTCTATATTGTCTAGGTCCTGTTAACTGTTGATCTTCTTCAACAAATAAAGGCCTTGTAATACTTGGTGTTTTTTCAAGATTAGTGGCTTCTCTAAATCGGATAGCACCAGTTTCTTTTAGCCACTTAAAGAAAACACGTTCGGCAACAGATCTTTGGATAGTATTATCATATCCTGCATCACTTATAATTAACTCTTCTAAATTTAGCGCATAATTTTGAAGGCTTTCTGTAAAGTTAACATTAGGATCTCCTTTTAACCCACCACTTGCAATCATACCGTCTATGGTATCAAATTGCATATAGTTTTCATAATTACTAAATGTATTAGGATCAAGTCTATCAAAGTCAGGCAAATTCAAAAGCACAAACTTAGAAAAGACTAACTTAAGGCTGTCATTATTAAGTGTCTTTGATAAATCTCGTGCAGAAGAAGAGAAGGTGTAAAAAGTACCTCCTTCAGCCTGCGGCGTTTTAATTAAAGGCGTGGTTGCCATGTATTACTTTCTTTTTATTAACTAATTGTATATCCTACTCCACCAACTAAGTACCAATCACCATTTCCTGTTCCATCATCAACACATACAAGGTGAACCGATTGACCTTGAGCATCTAATGTCAAGGTTGGTGTACCGCCTGCACCAGGAAGAATTAAAGGATTAACTGCACCTTTAATATCTACTGCTCCAGTTTGTGCTTCAGAATAGACAAAGAATATTTCTTGACCAATGACACCATCATTAAGTAAAACTGTAATAGCTGTACCTGTGGAATTACCTACTCTTTCAATAGTATACGGTGGAACTGCTGTGCTTGTTCCAACATTAATAGGTGATCCTCCAGCAAAAGTATCATTTAATGTTTGTGGATCCACATCGTTTCTAACCAAACCTCCACCGTTAAGGTTAAGATTTCCTGTCATATTAACATTGGTTAAAACATCAAAGGTGGATGCATTAATGTCTAAGTAGATTGTACTCAAACCAACTCTTAATGATTCTGTTTTAAGATCATTAAGATTAGTAATAGTACCAGCAGTTGGGTTAAAGTAAACCTCCATTGCATTAATCTCACTTGTCAAGATATTAAAGTTATCGTTTAATACCAGTCTAGATCCGGATAATGAATCTGTTCCAAGAATTTCTGTTACGCTAATTGCCATTTCTTTGTTATTTTATTACCAGGATATTCCTACCCTTTTTATATTTATTCCCGTTCGTGTCTGTAAGTTCAAGAGTGATCTCATATTTACCTGGATGCTTAAACAGATAAGTCAAGTATTTACTCTCAAAATATATATCGGCCACTCTAGAGTTAGTAGTATTCTTAATTATCCATCTAGGATTAGCCTTACCAGGTATCTTACATTTATCATAAACAAACATCAACCAAGTCATCTTAGGTAATGTCTTTCCGTTATTTATAAACTTAGCAGTATTCCATGTTGGGTTACTTGCTTTATGTAATCCTTTTCTATAAATTAAACTAGGACACCCAGTAGATCCAGTAGATCCAGTTGATCCAGTATTTCCTGTAGATGGGCATACTCTACTACCATCTGCATATACAATATCAATATATGTCCAATCACCATGTACTCCAAAATATCTACATACAGCTTGTATAAATTTTTGATTATTGCTTGCATCATATACTACATTATAAACATACTTATTAATGATAGGATCTTTACTAACATTTAAACTTGATGCAGCTTGTGCCAATGTAGTAGTACTTAAATCAAAATAATGCTCGGCAGTATTACCTTTAGTGTCAGTGATCTTAAGATAAGTATCAGGTATTACTTCAGAAAATTGGAAAAACGCCGGTGTATCCCCGGTTGTACTAGTCATATCCCACCATAAGTGATAGGTATCATTCCAACCTCCTATATCTAAGTTATCCCAGAAATACGGTCCTGAAAAACTAGCCTTACCATCATCTTGGTAATTAAGTAATTGGAAGTCAGGAGATGACCCTAATCCAAAATTATTCAGTATAGCATTAACACGATCTAACGATTCATATAGGCTAGGAGTTTCTTCTTCCCAAGTAATTGCAGGCTCTATAGGCAAATTCCAGTATGAACCATAATCATTCCACTTAAATTTTCCTTCGCTTGACCATGTATAATTTTCTTTACGTGATTGATACCAACCTGAGTATTCAACCTCCCTGCTTTCAACACAAATAAAATCAGTCTTAACCTTAGAAGATATGTTATTATACAAATCATATAATTTCATTTCAACCGTATAGGTTCCTACATAAGGTAAGATTACAGGTAATTTGCTATAGTCTGCAATAGGTCCTCTTATGACTTCAAAATATGCAGGAGATATATCAGTCTCGTCTTTAAATATAGTCCATTCTATTTCATCAAAATTTCCACGCTCAATAGCATCCCAGGTAAATAAAGTCTCCCCTGGTAACTGCTTAAATAATAATTGTGATCCAACAACAGATTGACATGTTACTTTTAATCTATCTACGTTTTGGCCGAATACTCTAACCACATCACCAGTAACAGTATTCTCTTTACTTATATCCCAAAATACCCAAGGATCAACAAATGAAGTTTTAAGAGCAATCAATTGACTATATAAATTATTAACTACATCAGTATCAGTATCTCCACCAACAGCAGTATATGTTGCACCTGTATTAGTGTCAGGATCATTGATTGTAAATATGTCACCTGCTGCTATACCTTGTGGGTCTATATCAAATGAAAAGAATTTATTGGCATCATTTAATTGATTCCATGTTAAGTCAATATTGTTCCATGTTAATGTATTAAATGAAGTATTCTCTAATGTTGTTAATGCACCAACAGGAATTCCAGGTTTGTCAGGTAGATACCAAGAAGATTCGCCATCGGGCCATGCACCTATTTTATTTAACTTAGGGGCATACCTAGTAAAGTATCCAACGAAGGCATCAGCCAATGCTTGCACTGTTACATTGGCTCCATCAAACGGTGCTCCCATAGGATCATTAAAATCAGGTCCTATAGGCGGTGGTGGGTATATAGTTCCAGTGTTAACTGGGCCTGCTATAATATTTCTACCAACACCAGTTGTGAAAGGGGCTACATAAGCATTACAGAAATTAACAATGGCTTCATCTACTATTGCTTCACTTCCCAAACAAAAAGAAGAAAAACTTCTAAGATCTTCTATGTAAATACAATCATCAGTTGACAGTTTAAAATTTGCATCTATACCAGCAACTATTTCTCTCTTATCATTTCTACTTATTGTATTTACTACCTCCAATAAACCAAAGAAATCTGCCTCACCAGTAATATCCTTAATATGAGCATTAAGTGGTAAGAATTCTTTTTCTAATTTTTTCTTAAGACCGAATAGCTTAATTAAGATTTCTTCAATAGTAAAATCAAAGTTTTCTTCAGTTATTGGTAAATCTTCAATATCATATTTATCAGGTACAATATTATTGATTCTATAAACAAGACTAAATAGGCTAGTTTTTCTAAACCTCTTATTAGGTAAAGTTATACTCTTGTCATTATAATTAACAGTTGGATCAAATACACTAATGTTATTACCTTGAACATATTTTCCAAACTGTGGAGAATTTGCATCTACATTTTTCCAGAATTCTTTTACTTGTAATGTATCATAACCAAAAAACTTAATAGCATTTACCAAACCTTTATATGAACCTATGAAAGGGTATACATTAGAACCTTCTAACATTATCTCCTTTCTCTTTAGGTTAACCTCCATGTAATCAGGTAATAGTTCTTTAATGTTAGTATCTCTAAATACACTACTATCAGATTCCAATATATTATAACCCATATTCTGTGTCATAACCTTTAAGCGCTCATCTTCTCCAACAGTTTCACCCCATACTAAAATTTCTGCAATAACTGCATCAGTACACTTATCCTTAATTAAAAGAGTTCTTTTAAAAGTATTTTCAGTTTCAGATCTGATTGCAAAATTAATTTGTAATGCCTCTGATGTAATCTTATCTGTAATGGTTAATCCGCTTGGGTCTACTGTTTCTGTAGGATCATAATCTAATGGAATGTCTAATGCACTTATGATTTCTAGTGGTGGCCCATCCTGTTCCATCTCTAATGATGTCTGGGTTCCGGTATCAAAATCCATATCAAACTGGAATAAAAAGATTTCCGTTGGGTCTGATGTTTGCCATTCAGCTACCCATTCACAAACGCCATTAGTTGCACCTGTAGTTCCACTAGGTACTTCAATACCATGAGGGAATCCGAATTTCTTAGTGCTTGTATTTGAATCTATAAATTCTTCAAGTATAAATAATTGACCCACTTCAAATAACCCGATAGATACCTCAGGAAGGTAAACGGTACCAGTCCATTTATCTGAAGAAGCATCATAATCAAAATTATAATACTTCCCATTCTTATCAAAGAAATTTAAATATTGCCAATTATTAGCCATCTTAATTTATTTTTTGATAGTCTTTAGGTACACCAAAGTTATAATAGATTCTAAGGTACTTTACTTTGTTTATCCAAAACAGCATAATAGGTCCTAAGTAATCATTTAAGAAATCGGCTAATCTATGATTCCTAAACATGTAATTTGAAAAGGAATTTTTCATTAAGTTTTCGTTATAGTCATTACCTAAATTTTTTAGATCCCACCCTTCTTCATAAGTAGCTTTATAAACACTAGGCATTCCCTTTCTTCTTTCTGTAAATGTATTCATATTACTTTCCTCTTATAGCTTTCAATGTTGGGCTATCCTGTAGCCTTCCAGTATTTGTACTTCTTGCATTACGTGAAGTTGCAATTGTAGTTCCACGAGTTCGCTTAAGATCATTAAACTTGCTCTGTTGTGTTTTATTGTATAGGTTATTTGGAATAGCGCCTTTAAAGAATATGTTAAGCGAACTTATAGTATTCTTTTGTGGAATAGGTTCATAGTAAGTTCCATTACGATCTTCCCACCCACCTCTGATTATTGCTAAATCATCAGGGCCTATAACCACATCGCCAAATTCATCTAACCCTAATTGTGGATCTTCACCTTCTGCTAATGGTACCTTTTTATTTTCAATAAGTACCTTTTGGTCAGTTACAGGATCGGTACCATAAACTGGAACTACATAAAAGCCATCGGTAATTGCCTTTTCATTTTCTGCTGATATAAAGAATACATTAACAGAGTCAACACCATCCACATTTTCAATAATTGAAATTATATCAGATCTAGGAATACGATCCCTTCTATTGATTGTCATAAAGTAAGTACTAAGATTTTCTCTAATCTCTGCATGAATCTCTTCTTTATCAAAACCGTCTACGTATCTTAATACAATATTAAGAGCATACTTTTTAATTATAGGATCATTTATTCTAACCTCAGCTGTAACAATCTGCCTGCCGCTTTGGTTAAGAATATCATATACCATTTCTTTTTCATCTGCTGTCATAACAAATTCATCCTCAGATACACTAAAGTAATCTGTGTCACTTGTTATCTTTTTAGCAATATCAGGGATTAAGAAAAGGTAAACAATATTGTCATCATCTAAATACTGATCATCTTTAGTATTATATGCATCTATAAAAGAAAAGTAATCATACTTGCTTAAATAGTAAATGTAATTATTAGGGTTAGCCAATACAAAAGAATTACTTTGATATGGGGCTATTAGTCTGGTAAATGCAGGATCTTCACTATCTGATCCAAACATTGGATTTCTTACAATGTTTAATGATAGGACTTCATTAAGATCTACGTCGTTACCTTGTGGATCGGTACCAGGTTCTTTAAACTTAAGACCTAAATTTTTACCTCCAATGTTACCAGCAGTACCTCTTGTCTTTATATATGTTACCTTAATTATTGAACCTAATGCAGGCGGTTGACCAAATTGATTATTACCAAAGAAAACAGTTAAGCCACCGTTTACACTAGTTTTAACCATAGCAGCTTCTTCACCGTTATTCATATCATAAAGAGAATCTACCTTTTTCCATTTTTTACCATCTACATAAACCTCAACCATGTATTGATCAGTAGGCTCCTTTGTGGTTAAGTTATAACTCTGTAATGCCAATCCGGTACCAGTAAAGGTTTGGTCTTCTAGTTCTCCTTGTATTAGCTGAACATTAGTAAACTGCCGAGTGGTCTTTTCTAATCTAATATAATCACTGTCAAATTTTATAAAATAAGAAAGGCCATTCTGAGAAATTTCAAGAGGAGCCATATTTAATATCTGTACATAATCTCCTTCTACGAGGGTTGATGCCGAGGTGTTTAGTCTTAAACCAATTATTCCTTGTGCAGATATCCCTCTCGTAGGATCGTGACCAGTTAACCTAGAAAGACCATAGATTGATTCAATGTTACGTGCTCTTGATATATTAAGCTCTGTTGCAACAGCTTCAATGTAAAACATTATAAGCTCGCCTAAGTTAGCAACTACAGTAAGTATCTGACCAAACGGGGACGCAGGCGTAAACACTTCACCGGCCTGGTCGTATTGTCTTTGGAGATATTCAAATGCGTCATAGAATAACTCCGTTGCTTTTATTCTTGTTTTACTGAAGAATGACATTCACTATCATATTTTTAAAATAGAGCACCAATTACTCTTTGTTCATTAATGTAAATATCTACTAAAGCACCATTTCTTTCAACCGTGCTATAGAACTGTACTCTAGTATCTACTCCAAAACTTCCATCGCTACTGTTTAAGCAATAGGTTTGGATCTGTGTATTGATTCGTTGAGCAATAACAGATTCATTTAGCACTAAAGAAAAGATAAGATCATCAAGATTACACCCTACATTAGGGGCTCCTAATACATCACCTCTCCTAGTAAATAATACATTCTCTATTTTAAGGATAAGTTGCTGTAGCTTATCAGTCACTTCGATAATGTCATCATTATACTTAGGTGCATCTATGTCTCTACTATAAATTTCCTTAATCATGGAGAATATTCTTTTATTATATATTCTCTACATTTTTTGAGGGTCTTAGATTATATTAACCGGTGAAGAAGTAGTCAACACCTTCGTCGCCTTTAATCTCTTCAACAATCCTATCAATCTCTTCACGCCCCTCTCCAGCTATTAAATCGTAGTTTATAGTAATATTACCAGGTAGGTTAAATTGGAAAGTTCCTAGTATTCTAGATAGCTGTATTTTGGCCATACCGATACAGTAACGGATAAAGGCTTCATCTTGAAATAAATTACAATCAGGAATAGTATTGTAAACCTGGAAAACACAAGCTCCTCGATCCGGTAATTTTCCCATAAATCTAAGCTTCTTTGTTAACCTATTATAGTTATAGGAAATCTGAGCCTGTAAAACCTGTCTAGCATTATCAATAAACTTAGAATTAATTACATAATACATAAGTTCTTCCGAACCGATACCAGCACCATAGACATCAGAGTATATAAATTTATCTAATGCAAAATCTGGGTCCATACCAGAAAAAGAATAATCCCCAAAGCCGCCATCTTCACCAGAAAAACCGTTCAATTCAAAAACATTATTAACTGCCCATATAGTATCTGGCATTTTAACCACACCTCTTGAGTTATTTACATCTGCTTCTGATAAAGTATTACCTCCACTATTATGGCTGATTCCTTGTCTAAAATCCTTTTCGGCCCAAGCAGATGCAGGTAAAGCAATAAACATTTCTTCTACACTATCTTCATAGATTTTATAAAAGTAATCCTTTGCCCTATCTATAATTCTAGCCAATTCTTTTTTAGGAACTGTAAAAGGTATTTGACAACCTACAGTTAAGTCATCATTAATCTGTTTGATCAAAGCATCTAAACATTCAGCCGCATCCGGGTTACACCAACTTTTGTTTGCCATCTTTATTTAATTTTTTCTATCTCTATTACTTCAGTATCTTTACTGAATCTTGCAAAATTTGTAGCTCTACCTTGTCTAAATATGCCACCTACCATCTCACCGCTAAATACACCTCTTTTACCAAAGACGTAACTATCTTCACATACTACATTTTTGCTAACATAAGATTCCTCAATTTTACAATCCTCAACTACAGTAGCTCCAAATAAGTTAGATTCAAATACTGAGCTATTTTTAATGTCACATCCAAAGATATCACAGTTAATTATATTACCTTGAATAACAGAATCTACAATATCAATTCCTTTAACTTCAAAGCATCTCATAAGCTTGGCATCCTTAATTTGTATTCTACCACTATCGGCGTCATAATTAATTAAACCTTCTTTCATATCGGCTTTAGTTAATAGCTCAAATATCTTTTCTCTTATGCGAGGATAAAACATTTCCACTATTTGGTCTTCTGTTTTAAGATCAATCATTAAATGAATATCTGGGAACTTTTCCTTGAATGCCTTATATGTCTTATAGGACTCTATTACATGTCTGTGTTTTTCTAATACAGAATCCAAAAGCTTCAAATCATCTTCAGTGTAATTAGGATTAACAAGAGTTTCATAGAGTGAGGTAATAAAATGCTCGGTCATTGAAAGTATAGTGGAATACTTCTTTTCATAATCCTTTCCGCCTAAATACCTAAACTCAATATACCCTTTAGGTATCTTAGTAAAGTTTATACCATAATACTTGTCATTAACAAATGCGTAATTTCTCCAAATGTTTTTACCTGGTGATGACTGTGTCATTCCACTTAAAGGTACAATAAACTTTATTGACTTTGCATAAACAGAATCCTTTCTATTAGGAAAGGCTTCATAAACACGGTCTTCATCAAAATTAAGAACAAATTTACCAATATCTAATTTAGACATATTGGTAATAGGTCCTAATTTTTTACCGTCAAACGCAAGATTGACATGGATAGAACACCTTTCATTAGTAGTACCGTTTTCTCTTATCCACTTTAATGTTTTGGCCATTATTAATTTTGCCTCAACAAAAGGTAAAGGCCCTGTGACCAATTCAATCATCCCTGTACCACCAGAGTTATCCGGCTCCATTTTAAAGACATCCTCGGTTGGAGCAAAATCACTATGGGCTTTTTCCTCTATTCTAATTTTCTTATTAAGAGTTCTAGAAAGACTCTCTTTGGCTGAATCTATACTTTCATTTGCAAAAAATTCAAATTCAAATCCAACCTTAGAGGAATGAATAGCATTAAGTTCTTCGTTAGAATACATATTTATCCTGATTTGTTTATATATTCCAAACCAGGATAAAGGTTATACTAAGTTCATTGTAATCTTACGATCTGCTGTATTGATACTTTGGATCTTAACTTGAAGCATGTCTCCTTTAGTAACTTCAGTATCTTTAAGTTTGGTTTTATGTATAAGTCCACTAATACCTTTTTCCAATTCAACAAATGCGCCGTACTTAGTAACCTTGGTAACTTTACCTTCAGTAACCATCATTGGTTTATACTTTTCTTCAGCACCGTCCCATAGATCAACCTTAGGACCTTGTTGACTTAAAATGATTTTCTTTTCTGAAATAATTTCTTTAGTCCAAAAACTAATTTCATCACCCGGTTTAATTTCACGGTTTTCAAATTTGGCTAAAGTCTCTTCATCTATTTCATTTTTAGGAATTAATCCAGTGAGGCATTCATTAAATTCAGCAAAGATACCAAATTTAGTGGTACCTGTGACAAAGCCGGTAATATGATCTTTGATATTTTCTCTTAACGACTCAACAGTGGAAGGTATCATAGTTCTTAAATATTCTCTATGAGAAACTACGATAGTTTGTTTTTCGTTTGAATATGTAATAGGCATTACAATAAGCTCTTTACCAACCAATACATTAAAGTCATAAAGCTTATTTAATCCACCTAAGGATCCTGGCATAAAACATTGGATTCCACCAACTTCAACCCAGTAACCACCATGTATTAGTTCTTTGACATAACCAGTAAATCCTACTGTCTTATCTCCTATTGCAGCATAGATTTCATTTCTCTTAACTTCATCTAATGCATCTGCAATTGAAGCATAAAGAACCCCTCTTGATTGTCTCTTTACTTTTATATCAACAGACATCCCAACCTCTAATTGGTCTACGATTTCTTTAGGTTCTTTTGTTAACACACAAACAGCAGTATTCTTCTGTGAAATATCAATAAGTGCTTCAACTTTAGTTTCAACTTCCACATCATCTATGATTTGCTTAATCTTCTTAATGTGGACTATTTCACCTTGTGTTATGTAATTATTTGCTTCTTCTGATTTTTGAAGTCGGACAACTTCCTCATCGGCTAGTTGATACATTTTAATAGCCTCAGCTGTATATGATTCGTTACATAATAGTTTTGTGCCTTTAGGTACCTGTACCTTTACTGTCTTTGTGTCAAATGGATCGTCGCTAAGCTGGATCGTGATTTCTTGTTCAATCATTTATTTTTTATTAAAGCGTGATTATAGATTATATATTACTCTGTTGACTTATAATAGTTATACACCTAAGTATTCTAATTGTTTAAACAATGATAGCAGGTGGTGATGGTGCTGTTGTGGCACCGGCTTGAGCAGCAGGGCTACCTGCAGTAGCAACGGCTTGTCCTGGTGGTATAGTAATTGTTTGAGATCTTATATATGCATCAATAGCAGGTGTAGCTAATTTAGCAAACACAACAGATGAAGAAGTAACTGCTGCTGTTAGGTTAGCCGCGCCTGAATCCAAACCTAATGGGTTAGCTTTAATAACAGCAATAAAGTCGGTTAATGCTGCTGCATATGCTGCAGTCAATGCGGTTTCTAAAGTTGGGGGTACTAATGCCATAATGTATTGTTTATCAGTTTATATATTAGTCAGTAGTATTCTTCTTGCTATATGCAGGTTCAGGTGACGGTACCATGGGAGGACTAGTTGGAGCACCTAAATTACCAACGTGAGTATGACTATCAACCCAAGCTCTAAAAGTATCACCTTTAATAACAGACTCTGCAGCGGCTTCACCTAACTTGATTCTAGGTGAATTAACATGTGTTTCACCAGACGCATTAATCTTAGCATCAATACAATTAACAACAGTATTCGTATCTGCATTAATTACAGTATCTGCTCCACTATTAATTGTAAATTGAGCTGAATGTGTAAATGTAATATTACCGTCATTAAGCATTACGATAGAGTCACCGTTTGCATTAATAATCTCAACCGAGTTATCGGGTTTAATGTTAACTGTAGTTGGACCTTCTGTGGTTGTATAATCCATCATCAGTCCCTTTTCCTCAGTAAAGAAAACCTTTATATGTTCACCTTCTCTTTCATTTGTTACCTCAGGGTTCCCAGATTGTAGGTCAGCAGTTAAACCAAATGCTGTATCATATATTAATACATGGGAGTTAGGATAAGCGGCCTCTATCTCCGCCTTCGTCTCATCAGAAGGGTATAGGGACTCATGATACACGGGTGAATAGTAATTACCGTTATCAAAAGTTACCCTTAATATGGTGCCGAGTTTAGGTACCGAAAATGTACCACTTCCTGAATTACTTCCACCTGAAGATGCAACTGATGGCCTAGCCCACGGCAAAGAAGCAGTTGGCATAATGTAAGCGCTCTGTGGATCTTCTGGGTCTTGGCGTTGATCCATTTTACCGAAGACTCTAATCTTAATCCTCCCTTCAAATAGATCATCGTTAGTATCCTCAACGATACCAACCCAATTGCTCCCTTTAAGATTATCAGCTTTTAAATCCCTTGTGGTTAATTTACCCATATGTTATCCAAATATATTAGTTGAATTGAGCGGTGGTCCAGAAGGCTGTGGTGAAAATAATGTTGTTGAATTTAATCCTCCTGTAAATGAAGGGGTTTGTCCAGCAAAAATATTATCATCAATACTTTGGTTAATACCTTGCGCAGATTGACCAGCAAAAGCTTGTATTGCGGCACCATTCAATGAATTAATTAAACCTTGCGGATTACTAACAGTATTAACTAAATCATTTCTTAGACCAAAGACATTACCTAAAGCTAGCCCTTGTGTAAATGAATTAACCGTTCTCTCTGCAAAATTCTTAAATCCTTTAACCGCATTATCCTTAAGGTTTTCAAATTTAGATTCCGCTAATCCACCTAATGATTGCTTCTCTAATAGTTTATTCTTAGTACTTATTTGACCATCTAAAGTTTTAGGTTGAAGATTTGCAGTATCTTTTAATGCAGAGTCATAACCAGAGAACTGGGATTCTACTTCAACATTACCATAAGACCATTTCATTGAAGATGTAGCAAAAGCAGCACCTCCTCCACTAACATTAGTAACATTTGCAAATACAGTACCGCTTGCAGTGGCATCCCATTTACATTCTGTAAACTTAAATGTTATCATTGATGTATTTTCATTTACAAATTTAGTTAAGTCATTCTCTGGTGAATTAGGATTACCTGCAGTAGCAGCTTTTCTAACTTTATGAAATTTTCTAATCTCTAATACATCTACATAAACATTAAAATACATTAAGTTTATCGGCAATACCGTTCTTCTATATTTAACATCATAACATGCAGCTTTATATAGACTAAAGAGAGCAGACATTTTTAAATCTATAGCCTCAAGTAAACCTACAGTAATACCTTCTCCATCGGCAGACCCAACAAAGGGTGTCATTGTAACTGTCTTATTCCACGCTTCAGTAATACCTTCTATTGTTTGGAAGTAATAAGGTCTCTTCTTTTCAATTTCTCTCATACCTTGAATAAATCCTCTAAGATAGGTTGCTCTAGTAGTTTCACCAACCGTTTCTAAATACCCAACAGCTGATTCGCCATTAGGAGTATTAATTTGTCCTGCTTCTGGTGCACCACCTGAACCAGCAGTATTAGGTACCGATGGGCTACCTTCTTCAGCACCGTTGAATAATGGGCTATGTGCATCAAATCTTATATTAAAACCTAAGTATGTTGGATCATCTAAAGTAGTAACACCATTACCTCCACCCTGTGCATTAGTTGCAGGAGTAACAAAAGTTTTGGCAAAATCATAAGAACTAGGAAATTGGCCAGTAATGTTACCTAACCTATCGGCATTAAGGTAATCCTGCGGTACCCCCTGTGGATTCAATGGGTTATATAACTCTAATGTAGGCATATAAGATTTATTTTATTTATTCATTAAGTAGATGGAACCACTTCTCTTCTACGTAAATGTAATCTCTGTCTAAGACCACCTGGTTTTGTAAGTATATACTCAATCCCTGTTATAACATAAAAGCCTGTAAGATATTCATTAATAATTCCGTTTTGGCTAGTCTTATCACTTGCTACATTATCAGGTGATTCCTTTCTTCTTTGTGAATCATTAGGTACATCCTCGTCATTCTCTGGGGCAGTAAGAGTACTTTTAACATTTGAAGCAAACTCTAAGATTTGACAATAAATTCTACTATACCTTAACATAGCAGGATTGATTGTATCTAACTCTAAGACCATTCCAAATTTATTCATTTCTGCTAAGTTTTGAAAATTTAAGATAGATGCATAGTAATAGTTTTCATGAACATTATCACCCTGTGTTCCTAAATACTTAAACTTAACTTGATCATTTCTTGGTCCTTCTACTTCACCATTAATAACTCTGCCTTTTGTTGCAGGTATCATACCGGGTGTATCGTTTGTTAGCGGATCAACAAATTCACTAACAAATTCCTTTGCTTCTAAATCCCAATACTGTGTATATCTTTTATAGCCATTATTTTTACTAATCTGACCGCTCTTATTTACCTGCTGATATTTTGAAATGTATCTAGCGGTTCCTTGAAACTGTATCATATTACTAAGCATATTAGGAAATTCATAATCGCTTTCAGCTTCATCACCACTTCCCATCGTATCCATTGCATTTTGGCTAAACATTTGACTGGTTTCTAAATCATCTTCTTGACCAAACAACTTATTAGCATTAACAAAGGTTAAGTAATAGTAAGGATCAATATATGCTGTAAAGAAAGAATCATCATTAAGATATGAATTAGATGTAATATCTTGTATGAAAGTTTCAGCAGTATCATATGGGTTTGTCCAGGTTTGTTGATCTGCAGTATCTTCTTCATTTGATGCAAAACCTAATTGTAATTCTTCTGCTACAGAAAGTAAAGAATTCCAACTAGTGTTATCTTGAAACTGAACCTTCTCTGTAAATAGGTTAGGTACATGCATTCTACCTTCAATCATTAATTGTGAAGCTGTATTCGTAGATCCTCCACCACCTAATGGCTTAATATCTTCAACCGTAAAATCAATTCTTATTGGTTTAAATGTGGTTTCATTACCCTGTGATCTAATGTATACCTGAATAATATCACCATCCTTTGGATAATACCTTGCAGTAAACATACCGTCCCTATCATAAAAAGAAAATCTACATGTAGGATAAAAACCAGTACAGCTAAGCTCAAACATTTCCAATCTATCCCCCTGTACATCATAACCATTTACTCTAATGATAGGTATCATTGAAGTAAACTTTGTAGGTTTTTCTTTCATTGATGTTCCTTGTGAGTTTTCAGTACCACTTTCTACATCAATAACTTCTAATTCATCAAGTTCTATTGTCGGTTCTATGACCGTTAATATGTTTCTTTCTACCGCTGACATATTAGTTTGCTTTAGTGTTTCTACTGTTTAGGTTAGTTCCTAACTTAATCTTACCGCCTTCATACTGTTTGGTTTCTTGACCAGGCTGTAACATATTAGGAGGCATAGGTTGTTTAACACCAGCTTTACTAGTCTTTGCTTTTTCAATAAGTCTCTGCATTCTTCCTTGATCCTTTTCGCTCTGTCTACCTGTATCAATATAAGCTTCTTGTGTTGAATTAGGTCTGGATGCAGGATTAGGTCTAGAGTAAACAAGATCTTGTCTAGATAAATTAGGTATGACAAGAATATCACCTTCGGCAATAGTAAAAGGGTTAAAGATATTGTTAACTACACAAATAGCATCTATGAATTCACCGCTACCAAAATAGAGTTCCGATATCTTATCAATTCTACCTACTTGGTCAATCTGTACATAATGCAATGCCTTAACACCTAAGTCTGCGTTATATGTAAATGACGGTGCAGTTAGGTCATAATAAAACTCACCAGTTCTTTCCTCTGTCAATTTATTCTTTAATGCTAACGATTTAATATTCATATTACGAGTCTATCATCATACTAACCAGATTAGAAGTATATGCAGCATCATCATCGGTGAAAATGTTTGCATTTGATTGCTTCTTAATGTTAGATATTTTATCATTTTTTATATCAGCAGCTTGATTCCCTTGTGTAGGGGATAAGCTAACGTTACCAGCCTTAACCGATCCGTATGTTGCTACATCTTGTCCTGCTAGGTTAAGAATATCTTCTTCGCCTGCAGCAGATGCATATATTCTACCACGCCCAGCATTAAACATATTTTCTATATCACCTTTATCTCTAGGCTTACCGTGTTTAAGGGTTACTTCAAATTTAACCTCCATCGGAAAATCATCATATCCTAAACCATGTCCTAGAGTCATAGTAGCATTATCACAGAACATATTACCCATCATAACAATTGGATTAAGAGGATTTCCCACAGTTACATGCCAATCGCCAGTAGGCTCTCCGCTTACAAAGGTTTTAGTAGCTTGTGTACCTGAAACAGCTCCTACATTTTCACTTAAGAATCCACCTAACATGTTACCTAATAATGTTTTACCAACTTTAAGTAAACCATCTAATCCATTTTCTAAATTAAATTCACCGGTACCTCCACCGAATACATTTTTAAAACCAGTCTCCACATCAGTAACAACACTTCCAATATAACCGCTAAAGTCACCTTGCTTAAGTTTATTAATATCACCAAACTGACTGGCAACGGCACCTGCACTACCATAGTACCTTTGGCCACCACCAAAGAATTGACCGTTATTATAAGTCATGGTTAACATATTACTTATAATATCAATCATTGCAATTTTAGGATTAACATAGTTAAGAGATTTGAGCTCATATTCAAAATTAAGCTTCATATCTTGACTAAAGTTTAAACCTCTATCCCTAATATTAGTTTTATTAACAACATTAACAGGACCTATTACAAAGTTAGCATAAGTAGTTCCTAGCTGATCACCGGTACTATTTAACTGACTTGCAAATTTTTGTCTTGAACTAATTCCTTTGAACGCATCAGCGGTTGCTCTACCAATACCTCCCATCTTACTATAAAAAGGCTGCTGTGTATATCCACCATCACCACTGTCTACGGATTCCATCTCATTGGTGATTTCTTTATAGGTTAAACCATAAGACATGGTTAAGAGGTCTTCTAATTTATTACCAGCCTTTTCTCCCATATAAGTAACTGCAGTTACACCTGCTGTTTGCGTTGCATCAACTGCCTCAGAGGTAGTAGCGGTATTGCCATCTTTTGAACCTGGTGTTTTACTTAGGTCAAAAATATTGTCTTCTACAGGAACTGGGAATCTTCTTAGCGTAACTAAATGATTTACAGGAATCTGCTTATAGTATTTATTGTATAAAAAGTCCTGTGGCTTATATGATATTCTTGGATAGTTTTCATTATAGAATTCCATCATCTTTGCAATGGATATATTCTTTGCATCAGTTCCACCCATTAATGAATTATTGGGGCTATCAAAAAAGTCTTTACTAACATCACCGGTTAAACCACCATACATACCTCTGAAATTAAATAGAGCAAACCTATTAAATATAGATCTAGGTATTTCAATGTTTTGCATACCCTCAGAAACACCAAACTGGTCAGGGAGTGCCCTACCTGAAAAAAACGTCTTAGCAGTTTCTAGCTCTATTTCATGAGCCATGCCAACAGACTCCCCACCATAAACTCCTAATCTAACCGCACTGGGCGAATTAGGGTTAGGTGGAGTATTTGCATTTACACTACTATTACTTAAAGTTTCGGTCTTGTATGATGACATATAGGGAGACTATTTTTTGTATATATTCAGCCTAAGCTGTTTAGATACTTATCAATGTCAATATCTCCTTTTTGGAATTTATCAGTCCATCCTTTTTTAAACCGTACATCAAATTCTTGTGTACTATCAGTTGATAAAGAACCCTTAAAAAATGGCCTAGCTGAAGTCTCTCTAATTTCTTTAAGATTTTTTGATATGATATAAAACTGAACCTTTTCAAACAGATCCTTTAAATCATTCTTAGTCTTTTTACACATCACAGATTCTACAATTACATAAAATCTTTCACGGTCTTTTTCGTCAAACCGCTCCTCTAAAGATCGTGTATTTGTAAAGTCTTCTTTTTTAAGTGGCATCTTTCTAGCACGGTTATCAAACTCATATTTAAAATTCATATCAAAGAAATACCTTTTTAGATATTTCATGTTATCATACATTTTAATAATGCGAATCTTATAGAGTGGATTAACTGGATCCCATGATGTATCTACAATAAGACCTTTTATTGGCAATAAAATATTAGGCCTACTATGAGATGATAGTAGGCAGTATACAGTTTGACCCTTTGTAAATATGCGGTGTGCTTTCATTCAAATTCTACCACGTTCTCAAATAACTTTGCTGCCCCGTTTACATTGATATCAGGTGAATGATAAATGTTATATTCTATATCTCTATCTGTTAAGGTTTCAACATAATTTTTTACACCTACTACAGTTCTTTCATTAAGATTACCTAATACATAAAACACTGATGTAGTTGTAGTCCTTTCTAAAATAGTCTGTAACTGTTTCATAAGATAGGAAGATACTACTGCATCAGATGGTTCAAATTGGTAAAAGTCGTTTTTAGTTAGCTTATTAAAAATATCCATGTAATTAATACATTCAATATTTCTAGGCACCTTTCCTAAAAAACTTTTAATCCTAACGGCATCTTTAGAATATATGAAATTAAATTCTATCCTTGTTTCCATTCCTTTAGCAAATCAATCTCAGCCTGGAGCTCTCTTATTTTACTCTCTACTTCCTTTTTGTTAGGCTCATAGTGAGTTCCCCAAACCGTATCAAACTGCAGGACATTCTTGTCAAATTTATTACCACACTCTAAACCTAAGTCTTCACAAAGTTCAAAGAAGAATTTCATGATGTACTCATATCTATTTGAGTCTGAATCTGATTCTTCATAAACATCGGTTGAAGTCCACTGTTCTTTACCTCCACCATGATTATCATCAATGACTCTCTTTATGACACCATTTCTAGCTGGTTCTAGAACTATCTTAACCATTGGCCTCCTTTTGGTCTTGTTCTTCACCTTGTGCGGATATAGCGCGATCTACATTAGCTGCATGGATTTCTTTTCCTGCTTTAATGTTTTCACGAACATATTCTGCCCATTCTTTGAGTGATGCTTTTGACTTGGCTTTAAGTATACCTTGATACTTTAACATTTGTCTGCGCTGTCTACGATTTGGAATCTGTGTCATATGATTAATTTTATTATATATTACTATGCTAGTCGGCCTGGTATCTGGACTTAATCAGTTGCTTAATACTTTCAAATAAGCTATCCTTTACTAGATCTTCTGATATTTGATCTTTAATATAAGATTCTAATTCTTCATTAACTTCATCCAAGTCAAATGATGTGCTAATAATTTCATATATAGCTTTTTTAGGTACATCTATTGGAAACGTAAGATTAAGCTTTACACCATCATTCTTTTTCTGTTTATCAAAAAGAGTTCTAATAGGTGATGTTACTTTAGGTTGTGTAGTTACCTTTTCTTTATAAGTCTCGGCAGCTTTAGTTAATGCCGGGTTTGGTGGATTAAAGTCAAGAGGTTCACCATCAATTGGCATTAAGAATTCACTAATAAGAGATGTTGCAATCCTAGAGCCACTTTCAAAAGTAGTCCATTCACCATCATTTCCACTAATGACTTCAACAGTACCTATCTTATCACCCTTTATCCACTGAAGCTGTTCCTTTTCCAAATTATCCATACTATTATCCTTTAGTAATTATTATACTAGGAAAAAGAAAATTGTTTACGATTAAAGAGGGTTGTCTTCAGCCCATAGCTTCCAAACTAAACTCCAAGGCTCAGTACTAGCAATATCTCCAGTACCAGCCCACCCAATAACAAGCCTATCATTAACAGCGCTAGTGATTGTGCCTGGTGTAAATGTTAAAGTATCACACTTATACCAAAGGGCATCATTTTGGTTTGTCCAGTTTCCGGTATTATCTGTCGATCCTATTTGGCTTAATTGGAAATCATTACCACTACTAAACTGACCACATGTCCACTTAAATAAACCTACATAAAGATTAGGTGGATTTGTAGTACCAACATGAGTACCTGTTATTCTTAACTTATAAACAGTACCATCTGCACCAATATCGTTAATTATTGGTATCATATGAGTTCCGTACGATCTACTTAATACTGGCGGAACCCCTGATAGAGAAGGAATTGCATTAGTCCAATCGTATGCACTCCAACCTTCCGCAGCACCACCACCTGATTGGAAACTTATACCACCTGTATACGGAGTTACTCCACTTTTAAAATAAATAGCCCCTTCTGCGATTGGGTTTTCATCTCCATAGGTTGAACCGCCAGATCCTGCAGGACCAGTGGCTCCAATAGGTCCTTGTGGCCCTTGCGGTCCGGTTACACCTGTACCAATTGGCCCTTGTGGCCCTTGAACACCTTGTATACCTTGTGGTCCTTGTGGACCTTGAACACCAGTGGCTCCAGTAGGTCCAGTTGCACCGCTCTTAGCTACACAGTAAATAGTTTCAGTGGAAGTAGTAAATGTTTGGTTAGGTCCGGCTGCATGAGAGACTGTTAAAATAATTGCACCTGGCGAACCTCCAATTGGAGTAATCGCAGTAACATCATATGTATCAGGATTACTTGTTCCTTGGGTAAGAGATACAATATCTCCAGGTAAAGGAAGTTCATTAGTTGATCCTGCTGAATTACTTATAAAGATTTGAGTTACGCCTGATGCCGTAGAACTATTGACCGCAAATGTACCAGCAACAGATCCACCAACCCTAAAGACTGATGATGGAATTACTTCACAACCTGCACTAACTATTTGAGCACCAGCTGCTCCAGTTGGTCCTTGTGGTCCTTGCGGTCCAGTTTCACCTTGTGGTCCCTGTGGTCCAGTTTCACCCTGTGGTCCTTGTGGTCCAGTTTCACCCTGTGGTCCTTGTGGTCCAGTTTCACCTTGTGGTCCTTGTGGTCCTTGTTCTCCCTGCGGTCCTTGAATTCCTCTTGGACCTTGCGGCCCAGCTTCACCTTGTGGTCCTTGTGGCCCTTGAATACCAGTAGCTCCTATTGAACCTTGTGGTCCTTGTGGCCCTTGAACACCAGTAGCTCCAGTTTCACCACCCGGTCCTTGAACACCAGTTGCTCCTATTGAACCTTGTGGTCCTTGAGGTCCTTGAGGTCCTTGAATACCGGTGGCACCAGTTTCACCTATACCGGTAGCACCTATTGATCCTTGAGGTCCTTGAACACCTGTTGCCCCTATAGGTCCTTGAACACCAGTAGCACCTGCACCAGTAGCTCCAACTGGTCCTTGAACACCAGTAGCACCAGTTAATCCATTACCTACAACTTTAGTTAGGTTAAAATTAATATTATGACTCGTTAATGCAGGAGTTCCACTATCAACTTTAAATCTTAAATCAATAACATCACCTGCAGTTAAGTCCACTAAATCAGTAGTTGAAAATGAACCTATACTATTATTAGACATTGAACGACTAGAAACAGTTGATGAAATTGGATTACCGTTTTTATGTACGGCAACCGTTAGCTTGGCATTTGCATTAAGAGAAACTGTATAAGCAGCAGATATTTGATATACTCCACCTTCTCCTGCTGAAATAACCAGTGTATCACCTTGCGGTGGTCCACTAGATGCTACATAAGACATTTGATTTAGTTCACCCTGTATTGCTTCATCCCAGCCTACATAAGAAGTACTTAAGTTAAGAGTATTAGCACCCTCAGGATCTACTTGGTACATTTCACCATAAGCAATTGATCCGCTTATTACACCAGCAGGCCCAGTAGCACCAGTAGGTCCTTGAGGACCTTGAATACCAGTAGCCCCATCTGCACCAGTAGCACCAATTGAACCAATCCCGGTTGCCCCTATAGGACCCTGTTCACCCTGTGGTCCTTGAACACCTTGAATACCTTGTGGTCCTTGTGGTCCTTGCGGTCCAGTTGCTCCAATTTCACCAACACCAGTAGCACCGGTTAGACCTTGTGGTCCTTGGATACCAGTGGCACCAATTCCTCCAGCACCAGTGGCACCAATTGGTCCTTGCGGTCCTTGCGGTCCAGTTGCTCCAATTCCACCAGCACCAGTGGCCCCAGTTAAACCCGTAGCACCAGTAGCTCCAGTTTCTCCCTTATCACCAGTTACAACAAATGAAACAATTACTTCTTCATCCATAGTAAACGGTGAAGATGCTGTAGATGCAATTGGAACTACGTCTATTTCCCACCATCCGGTATTATCAGTAAGATCACTTATTTGAAATAATATAAATTCTGTTGCATCAGCAGAAGAGCTAATTCTAACATGCCCTTTTGGTATTGATGTTGATGCATCTATTGTTTGTAAGAATGTTGAAATATCTCCACCACCAGTATATGCCGTATCGTTGATAGACATTATAGTAGAGGTATTTTGTGTTGCATTATTTAATGACACATACCCAAACCCAGGATCTGCTACAGATGTAACAGTATTAAAGTCATATGTAAATGAAGCTCCGCCAAAAGTACCATCTGCACCAGTAGCACCAGTAAGACCAGTAGCACCTGGAGGCCCATCAACACCTGGAGGCCCTTGCGGACCATTACCACCTATTTCTCCCTGTGGTCCCTGTGGTCCCTGTGGTCCATCAACACCAGTAGCTCCAGTTTCACCTATGCCAGTAGCACCAATAGGTCCTTGGGGTCCTTGAACACCAGTGGCTCCAGTTGGACCTTGGACACCAGTAGCCCCAAACCCGGTAGCTCCAACTGGCCCAGTAGCACCAGCTGGTCCTTGTGGCCCAGTGGCACCAGTATCTCCAGTTAACCCAGCTGCAGCAGGTGATATGTTTATCCAATTACTTCCATTCCATTGTAAGATATCGGAATTTGATGGTGAAGGTGCATTAACATTAGAAAGCATACTTATAGTAGGAGATCCACTGTTAAGGTTAGCTAAATCTACTTCACTTTCATCAAAATTATAAACTACATTATTATTAACCCCATCTAAATTAGCGGTTAGCGGAGTTCCTGTTGTATTAGTAGCAGTTAATCCTCTAAAAGTTAGTGTAGTGCCGGACATACCAGCAAAAAGATTATTACCACCAACACCAATATTAGTACCTTGATTAACTTCACCGCTTGCACCTGTGTTTATAAGCTTTATAGAGTTTGTCGTGGTATCATATTGTAAACTCATACCAGGACCTGCAATTAATCTAAATGTGTCATTAGGTGTTGTTGAAAAAAGAGTCCCATCATCGGTTGTTTGAAAAGACCCTGTTGCTCCAGTATAGTTAAGTACAACTTTACCAAACCCTGGGCTAGCTCCTACTGTAATATCTCCGGATCCAATACCTCCAATGATATCCCATTCATTTTGATCAAATACACCTCTCGTGGTTCTCTTATTAGCTCTCCACCAAACTAAAGCTTCTGATGATACACTTGTACCGCCAGTAGGTTCAATGACCTCTACTGGGTGATATACAATATGACCTTCTTCATAAGTTCTATCGTCAACCCACGGGTTTGCTACTGCTTTAAAATTCTCATCTACTTCACCGTTAAAAAGTTCTCTTTTAACTTCTGTTCTATAGATGATATATTCTTTTAAATTGAATGCCATTTACTTTAGTCTTTTTTTATTTATTCTGGCGGTTCATTAATAATGTTAGCATCATCATAAGGAAATTCTGCTACATTATTATTAGAAGTTAACGCTAATCTTAGTTGGTTGAGATACCATGTACCTTCCGACCAACCAGGCTCGGCATAACACGGTGAATAAATCCCAGTTTTATATATCCTATAAATTTCATTATAGTACTTCCTATAGTCCTGTACTGCTTTATCAATGAAAGCTTTTTGTCTCTTAGTTAAAACTGCTCTTTGTGTATTTCTCTGTAAATCAAAGTCTGAACCTGTAGTAAGTCTAAAGTCACCTGTTAAATCAGAGGCTCTGTATTCTGTAATAAAGTCATACAAATCACTAGCGGCTAAAAATAACTCAATTGAAACTATGTCACCAACAAAACAGTTATCAAAAGGAATGTAATGCTCCTGGTAAAAAGCATTCAATTCCTCTACACTGTTAAAGTCAGTGAATTCTGTTTTTTGACTAGCCTCATCATAAAAGCCTAGTCTAGTCTTTGACATATTGATCCTATTCTTCTTTAAGTAAACAAAAAAGTCTAGGGTTAATTTAAAAGTTAATGCTTCAACGACCAAGAGGACATACTATTTTTTGTATATATTCAGCCCTTTATAGAATGGTAGTCGTTTATAAGTTTAGAAATATTTCCGTGTGTGATGTTGCATCTATCAAAGATTACTAAATGATCCATGTCTCGGTAATCATCAATCCAATATACATGTTTAAATCCAGCATTTACTAGGATCTTTGTACACATCTTACATGGGGAGAGGGTAAGCAGAATGATATAGTTTTCAGGATCATATTCCTTAAACTTAGCAATCATATTTACCTCAGCATGGATAAACCCACTTTCACCAGGTGTGAGAGACTCTTCTTCTGTTCCTGTTACATCATTAATGCCAGCTCCGCTATAAGATCCATTATAACCAAAGCTAGCAATTTTACTAAAGTCTTTTCTTAATGCCATACACCCAACCTTTGTTGTGGATGAATTAGATAAATTCCTAATACTCTTAAGAATATCAGTAAATGCTTCTATCTTTATTTGAAGTCGTCGAATTTTGGTATCCATTTCTGCTTAATTAGAGTGGCGTCCATTTTAATGTCTTTATTCTCTCTTGCCAACCTTTTTGCAATATTGACATTTTCCTTATCATCATCAAAGAAGGTAAAGTTTCTAAAGCCCATTTGGACAAATTTCATAAAGGCTTCTTTTTTCTTTTGGGCAGTAGATCCAGTAAAACCTAGATTAGGATCATTAATAGCAAATATGTAATCTGGGTTAATGTTAATTCCATGATGAGATAAGAAATCATAGATGAGGTCAGCACTATCCCTTGCTGTGATAATACCTACTGGCTTACCTTTTGCTATTGTTCTTTTTAAAATATTGAACACCCATTCAATAATCATACCACCTTTAAGTATATTAGGATTTTGAAAATCAGAAAAATCCATCTTATCATTAGGCCTCTGCTGAAATGTATTGAATTCTTGTGGTGTAAGCTCTGTAGAAAAACCGGTTTTAGGATTATGAACTTTAATCTTGCTCTTAGTTACAACAAGAGTATCATCAACATCAAATATAGTGATGTCTTTATTGTTCATATATCCTTCATATAGTTTCATACAATATATTTATTAGTGCGTAAGTGTTCTCCCACCAGAGGTGAGATATGGTATAGACCGGTTAACAGTCTCTACCATTCTCGTATATGTGTTTCACTACCGGGAAGCGGAGCGAATAACCACCCATCTGATTTTGCGATTCCTCAAAGTATTGAACAGTTACAGTCTTACCGATGAGTTCATCATGGCGAGTAAGATAGTATTCTCGTTGTTCTTTAGAGAACCCAGATCCTACTGATACCCGGTACCCTTTATGTTCAATAATGATATTACTTAGACCTTCCTTTTCAATCTGTTGACCGTTTTCAGTCCATCTCATGGTGCCGTTAGCACATTCCAATACCGTGTATTCAGCATCATGGAATTTCTTAACCTTCAGTAGGTTGTGGCTTCTCTTACCTTCATAACCGATATCCTTACGAACCATGATACCTTCAAACCCAGCCTCTTCGGCTTCTTTGACCATTTCGGTAAACTGTTCTTCGGTAGTCAATTGAACCTGTGGTAAGAATTCCAACATATCAGAGTTAATATTTTCTGGTAGGCGGTCATATCCGTTGCGGAGTCTTTCAGTAAGAGGCGTGGTACCAACCTTATCATCAAATTCATCTAAGGTTAAGTAATCAAATACAAAGAACTTAGGATTTTCAATTTGATGATTCTTCTTTCGGATCTGTTTCATAATTCCTTGGAAGTCTTCATTACCATCTTTATCAACCATACAGATTTCTCCATCTAGGATAAAGTCTCCACCTATCTTAGAAATTTCATCGGCAAGTTTACCTAGAGTTTCAAATTCTTTTCCGTTCCTTGAGAAGAATGTAACTGTGTTCATTTCCTTACGGCAGATACAACGGACACCATCCAATTTTCTAGAACCGTACCATTCTCCACTTTGAAAATCCACTCTGTTTGGGTTGTAGGCATTTGCCAAAGCCACCTTAAAGGTAGGAATAAGTTCTGGGTGGATTGCCTTATTGATAGAGGTAGTGCCACAGCCCATATTCAGATCCCGGTTAAGAATTGAATAAATAACGGTCTCCCATTCTGGCCATTCTTGAATAAAGCGGTTTACATTAGCAATTGCAGAGTGACCAGTACAGACCCGGTTTCTAAGATCGTCTAATAATGTGAAGATACTACCGTAAGTAAAGCGATGTCCTAGAAGATCCGAATTCTTTCTACAGTTCTTTGGGGTAACATTGTACTTATAGTAAGGATTGTAGGTATAGAAGAAAACCTTTTGAAGAAATTCTCTATCCTCATTCTCCTCAGAATTGTCAGCATATTTTTTGAGGGTTGCAATTTTATGATTCCCTGAAGAAGATGATTGCATTTCTTCTAGGAAGGATTGCAGATAATTGAGATTTGTGTATTCAGTCATATTCCGTTTAAATTTGTATATTATAAATATAATACAAATAATTGGGAATTGAAAATTTTTCTAGGACTTTTTTCAAAAAGTTATTAACAATTTTCAACTAAGTCTTTTATTCCATCCTTATACAAAACATCAAGTAAATGCAAATCTTTTTTAGCTTGGTTAAAGTTATGTATGATCGCAGGCATACAGGAATCGTAATATTCTTTTGTCAATTTATTACTTGTTAAAATATCATAAATCTCATTAACGTTCTGAAAAAATATCATACCAGAAGTATCGTAATGTTCCCACTGTGGGTGGTGTTCCGTTGACCATATAATAGGAATGGTACCAGTTAAAAAACTATCATTGCATTTTTCTGTTATAATAAATGAATCTTCGTTGTCTATTACCACTTCATACATATAATCTTTTAAGCCATCGATCTTTTCTTTAGGATTATTAAATTCTATTAAGTTAGATCTATCGGCACTAACTAGGTTTCTTATTTCTTGTCTAAGAGTATGTCCAGTTAGACCAAAGTTCTTATGAGACCAAATAGCAGTAACTAACTTAGTTTTATTGTAAATTTTTTGATCATTTTCACTAATCCATGTTTCACCGCTTAGTTTATAGTATTTATGTTTTTTGTAACTATCACTCCACCTAAACATTGCAGGATAATGACTAAAGATAAGATCAAATATATCACCGTTATAATGTACCCATCTATAAAAATCTATCATTAACGGCTGCGGTTCAAGCATAACTAAAACATTATGTTTATGCCCTAATGATTTAACATACTCTCCTAGTTTTTGTGGGGTATTAATTGGGTGAGAAGGTATTCCATAATCAATAAAGATACCTAAGTCTACTTTTTCATTAGTAAAATCAATATACTTGCTTTCATGCTTATATGACCATGCTCTTTCTATTACTGATGGCCAATATAAATTTGCTTTAATCTTTTTATCCATTTTTCAGTTGATCTTGTATATCTTTTATCTTAGCACATCTTTCATAGTCTTCCTTTTCTTCAAAGTGTTTTAAGATTCTATCTAAACTATGGATCTTATGCTTAGCAGTTTTTTCATCGTAGTGCAATACTTGGTCAGGAAACATAGTGATTACATTGTAACATAAGATCATATAATGGTCCCAGTCTCCATGTTCAAGTTGAGCCAATAGGGCTTTTAGAAATTCATCATCATTAAATGCCATCTTGTATATCTTTCATTCTTTTAACTAACTCCTCTTGTTCTTCTGTTAAGCTTTGTGGTATATCAACTAAAACATTAACAAAGAAGTCACCATATACGTTAGGATTATGATAACTAGGAAAACCTTTACTTTTAATTCTTAGCATTGTTCCATTCCTTACACACTTAGGTATAGTATAGCTTATGGTTTTGTCAAATACTTTAATCTCGTCTTTCGTTCCTAGTAAAGCATCATAAAGATTTACGTGCTTTATTGTATGTAAGCCTTTTTGGTCCAGGTAAAAATTTGGATCATCTTGGATAAGAACAGTTAAGATAAGATCCCCGTTCTGCTCTTCTGTCATTCCTCTTTGGCCTAATCCTTTAAGCCTCATCTTTTGACCTGGCTTAACACCACGACTAATATTAACACTTACTGTTTTTGTACCTAGTCTTATTTCTCTCCTAGTACCTAAATAAGCTTCTTCTAATGTAATATAGACTTGAGCATTTACATTACCCCCTTTACCATTAAAGCCATACCTCTGATTGAACATATCAGAAAACCCACCACCGTTTGCATTCCTAACAAACTCATCAAAGAATGCATCGTCAAAACTGCTAAAAGGGTTTGAATTAAATCTTGCTTTTTTCTTAGGGTCAGTTAATACATCATAAGCCTCAGCTATATCTTTAAACTTAGACTCGTCACCACCTCTATCAGGGTGATGCTCTTTTGCTAATTGCCTATATGCTTTTTTAATATCTGCATCAGATGCATCTCTGCTAATTCCTAGTATTTGATAAGGATCTTTCATTTCCAAAATATCTGTACACAGACCAAAGCCATCGCTAAAAGTAGAGACACTATTGTTTTTAAGTTAATACCTTCACCTAGAAAAATGTAAGTGCATAAAGCAAAGACAACTATTCCACTTGAAAACCCAATAAACCTACCAGGCCAAAGCACCCCACCGAAATGGGTAACCACAGCTGCTGTTGCTTTAATAAAAATGTAACTAGCCAAAGTCCCAAATATGATTGAGATAGTCCATGGGTTTTCTTTAAACCAAGGCCACACAAATTGACCGTTAGATTGGAACCATATTAGACATTGTCCAATAAAGAAAAGAATAAATGCAAGTATTAAATTATTCATTAGTGTAATATTTGTAGCCGTCACGTTCTGCATGACTTAACCACATATCTAAGTCTTTGGCAGTTATCCAACTTGAGTTACTAAAATCATTATCTCCTTTTTTCTCTGACCTATAGATGTTCATAAACCATCTTTCATCAGGATCCTTTTTATCTATCTCCCACCAATACCACACTCTTTGCCAAGATCTAGGTTTCTTTAGGTAGCATTTTTTACCTTCATCTAAAGCTTTAAGAAATTCCTCCTTACTTATCGGACTGTCTTTCTTCATTGAGCTTTTTCATTTGTAATGTTTTAAGCTTTTCATCAAGCTTAAACTTCTTTTCTTCTAATAGGTTAGCCTTTTCCATCTGAGAACTAATCTTTTCCAAAACAGACACGAGTTTAGGAATATCCGATTCGTAGTATTTTCGGCCCATTGAGGTTCTAAAAAAATCTGACATAATAAGTTGTTTATTTTTATATGTTATTTCATGACTTAGTTTCATGAATATATAATCAAAATAACTATCATATGAAAAAAGTACCATTATTTGAAGATTTTGTACCGGTAGGATTTGGTGGAGATAATGCTGCATCGTTTTCTTTAGGCGGTGTAAACAATGTAGAGACCGGATATAACATGGATGCCATCGTAGGTCCTGTGGATCAATGCTGTAACCATGTAGCTGAACAGGCAAATATGTATGAGACAAATGATAACCCAGATCATACAGCAGAATCTTACATTAAAGAAGCCAAGAAACACATTAACGATAAGATTGATGAAGCATGTGAAAACTATAGTGCAACTAATGAAGGTACTATTAATGAAGGTACTGATATTGGTTCTTGGAATCAAGGTGGAGTTAGAGGTAACGAAAATGTTTTAGTAACTACTTTTGCTGGCCCTAAAGATATTGAAGATTTTGGCTTAGGTAGAAAATGTATGCAAATAAATGTAGGGAGAAGCTATGTACAATTAAACCCAGCAGATATTGTAGAACTAAAAGAACTTCTTAAAAATTATAAAGTGTAATTATGAGCATACCTAAATTTAATGAATATGTAAACGAAGCAATGGTTCAGGTTGCTGGTGATAAGAAACCTGCAGGTGCAAAGATTTTAGCAAGTGAAATTGTTGATAAATTAGAAAGCGCAAAAATGCTTAAACCTGGTGCTAATATCAACGCTGTTAAAAACGCAGTACAAATGATCATCATGGATACAACATTTTAAGAGATGGCATTTAGAAGAATATCATATACAAACGGAGACCCATTAATCAACGAAAACTGGGCATACTACTTTTCTGAATCTTCTGAGGGTGCGGAGTATGAAATTTTATATGAAGATACCGCCAACACCTTAATTAATACAAACTCGGATTTAGTTCTAAATAAGTATCAAGATTTCTATAACTCACTATCACCCGGTTTAAGTGTTTTGTTAATTGGTTACGGTATTGGTAACCCGGTAGATACAATTGCAGCTAATGGTTGTACTCTAACAATCATGGAGAAATATCAAGCGGTGATAGATCTTGCAACACAGGATCTGAGACCTTATACGGTTCAAGTTACAGATCCCTATACTTTCAATTATGCAGGTGAACCTAGTGCATATGATATTATTCTTTGGGATTTTCTTGATTACCAAAACACAAGTACTCTATTACCGGTTACGGAAATGGAATATGCGTTAAGAGATAATGGTAAAATAGTAGCATGGTCAGCCGGTGGAACTAATGAAGTTAGAAGTATACAAGCAATACAAGCCACTGAAATTGCTAATGATCTAAACGGTCAAAACTATTTTAGATCATTTTCAAAAAATGCACTTGACATCTATACAAGAATCAAAACAAAACTAAAACAAAAAGGATGAGCATACCTAAATTTAATGAATACTTAACCGAAGCAGAAGACTATGAATTTAATCCTTCTGAGGCAGCCTCTAGGCTTAAGAAAAGAGAAAAGGAAAACATTCAAAGATATCGTGCAGCTCAAGATCGTGGGGATAACTTTGCAATTGAGTTGTATAGCCTCAAGGTTAAGCTAGATAAAATGGACCTTGAAAGACTTAAGGTTCAAACTGCAATACATGATCTTAAAAACAAATACGGCAAATAATGGATAATCAAGAAAGAGACGATTTAAGTAAAATCCGCCACTATAAAGGAACAGTAAAAGACTTTAAGAATTACTGGGATGAAATGGCAGGTACAGAAACCAATGCATTTGGTACCCCTGAATACCAAGGCTTTAATGATGTACATCCAACTCGCGGTGCTAATGATAGTGAACACTGGAAAACTTCAAACGTAACAGAAGACACTGATATAGGTCATGTTGATAATGAACCCGGTATGTTAGCCAATGACCTTAGTGTAATTGAAAGATACGCCAAAGAACTAGGTGAAATGATGAATCAATTAGAAATGCAAGGTGAAGTAGATTTACCTCATTGGTGGCAATCAAAAGTTATCCTAGCCAAAGAATACTTAGTCAAGGCTAAACATTACTTAAGAGCTGAATTAGAGAAATAAAAAAAGGAACCGTAAGGTTCCTTTTTAGTTTAATTAAAGAGAGCCTTAAGGTTCTCTTTTTCAATTGTGGACTTCAGCACACTTACATAGTTAGGGGCTTCTGCATAACTCGCTCCTAGATATTCAAAATACTCTTCCTCAGAATTAATCTTACTTAAATACCTACATTGGTAAAATGCATAGTCATACACGGATTCCCTCCAATGATTATAGTATGCATGATTTCTGGAGGTGCCTTCAGCAGTAGTGATCCTACGTCTTGCTTGTTTCATACCAAAGAGATTATGGTTCTCTAAAAAGATATGACTTTTCCAGCGACCGGTTTCAACAATTGACTGTGCCATAACTATGTGTGGGTATTGTACATTAAGATCTTTTAACATCTGTGTAAAAGATTTAACGCTAAAGCTATCCACTTCCGCAATAATAATTTCAACCTCACCCTCTCGCAATTGTTCAACTACAACTTCTTTTGCTCTTGCTTTGCCAATGAGATACCCGGTGAATCCCATCAAAATTAAAACACTTATTAGGTAAAGTGTCCATGTCTTTAAACAAACCTCATCAAATAGAAGCTTGTCTTTATTGTATTTAAATAACATAACTTATTCTTTTTCTTCAGTAAATACCCAGATTAATAAATATGCCCAAAACGATCCTGCAACAAATAGGAATAAAATCCTCCATAGAATAGATGGGATTCCACTCCATTCACCTAACCCTGTGCATACACCACCAATGTACCCTTTTCCTCTATACAGTTTCTTGTTTATCATTTGTAAGTTCTTTAAAAAACTTTGTTATTTTGTTGTCATTATAAAAGCAATCGGCATCTGTTGCCAAAATGCTATCATGTACGGTTGGGCTAATATCATATAAGGCATTCATATATGATTGACCTTCTCTTAACCCATGACCTACGTATCGGTTTTTATAAACCTCAAGTAGTCTCAACTGTTGTTTGGTAAGCTTTGCCATAATTAAAAATCACCAGGTGCAACTTGAAAACAAGATAGACCGTTATCTCTCCACATATCCACTACTTTTTGCCTATCATCAAACACACAAAAAATCCTGTCTTTTTTATCTCCAGGAAACAGATCATCCAACCACATCTTCTTTAGCTTGTCATCGGCCATAAATTTGAAGTTACCACCAGTAGGTCTCATCTTAAGAACACTAAATGGTACTTTAAATTGATTAAGCCAATCCTTAGTGGCATCTTTGGTAGCTTTACTCCTACCAGAAAAGATTACAATCTGAAAGCCTTTGTCATGGAGTGCCTGTGCAGTTGCAATAACAGGTACATTAGGCTGGTCCATACTGATGTTAGCAGGATCAAAAAATTTATCCCAATCCATTTTTCCATTGTCCTTAGTAGAAAAACTTCTCCGAGTATCAATATCAGCAAGAGTTCCGTCAAGGTCAAAAATTACAATGTCTTTATCCATAATAGAATTTGTTTATAGTTTAAATATAATACAAATAATTGGGATCTGAAAACTTTTTATGAATTTTTTTCTTGTTCGGATCTAAGCTTCTGTTTGTAAATAGCCTTAAGCTTTTGTTTTCTTTTAACGGATGAAGGCTTTTCATATTCCTTCCTATCTCTAATTGACTGTACCTGTTTAATTCTCTTAGTCTTACGCTTATACCGTTTGAGCATTGTATCAATAGAGTCTTTTTCGTTTCTTTTAATTATTATCATACTTTATATATTATACTTTAAGTCATTTGTGTAATATAGTTTTTTCAATCCTTCATTAAAAATTAAAACATTCCAACTCACGCTGCTTGAAGCACTTAAAAATATAGGACATTTACTTCCTATTAAAATATCAACATATGTATCAAACCAGTATTTAGGATTAAGTATAAGAGTACACTGTTCCTTATAAAAACCATCTTCATCATCAATAGTACCTAACAGGCAATTATCATAATTAACAACCGGAATATCAAAATAAGATTTAAATTCTTCTACTAAATTTTCATTTTCACCCATTGCAAATATTTTGTTAATGTTAGGGTTTTCTTTTAATATATGTTTTGCGCAATTAACATAATCATCCATTGTATTTGCTCTATCGCGAATTCCAGTATACTTACTATTCTTGGTCATATCACTAAGACGAATATGCACAGCTAAAGTATTTTCATCAATGCTTAGTTTAATGATCTGATCTTTTACTTCCTTTACTAATTTTTTTGACCAAGGAAAATATTTCTTTTGTGTATTTCTTAGATTAGAATACATCTCATACTTAGTTATATCCATTCCAGTATACATAGGTAAATTATCAAAACCACCTAAACCAATATCAGCTATTGTAGTAATATCTTCGGATGACTGGTCTAAAAAAGAACTCCACCAATTATCTAAGCTTTCCCATTCGGAATCAGAAATCTGAGGCATGTTAAGATTATTGAAATTAGTACGAGAAATATCCCTTACACCATCGTTCTTAACAAGATAAAAAGAATCATATTTATTGAACTTATCTCTATTAGAAAGAATGTTATAAAGTACTAATATAAACTGTGTACTTAATCCTACTATATGAGTTTGATTTAATCCTAGCTTCATTTTAATTTATTAATTTAATTTGTCGGGATGGCAGGATTCGAACCTGCGATCTCCTGGTCCCAAACCAGGCGCCGTAACCAGACTAGGCCACATCCCGTATGTTGTCCCTGCAGGGCTCGAACCTACACTCTTCTGAACCAAAATCAGACGTGTTGCCAATTACACCAAGGGACAAGGTACTGTTCACGGTTTGTTATTTATTGAATTTAACTAGGAGGTTTCCTATAGTAGCATCAACCTTCTCTAGTCTTATATTGATTTTGTTTTCAAATTTATCAAGTCGTGAATCCATCATACTTACAATTTCACTGGCTTCTCCTTGGAAGTCGCGTTCTAATTGATCCATTCTATCATGCAACTCATCGTGCATTTTTCCTAGTTCATCATTTACATCATCTGCTATTTCATTGATGTGATCCGTGAGATCTCTCTCAACCAAGCTTAAAGCTGAAACTTTGTTCCAAACCTTAACAACACCCACAACCCCAATGATGACTAGGACCGTAAGTATACCTAAAGTAAAATAAAGTGTTTCCATATTTCTTTTGTTTTGTTTTAATTTTATGATGTGAACAGCACCATTTATTATTATATGTAATTTCTTAGTATTGTTTACAGACTAAAAAAGACCGGATAAACCGGTCTTAACCTAAGAGAATAGAATCTCAAAGGATTAGGAATTTTTCACAACTGAACCAGAAGGTACCTCAGTATTAGCAGGAATAGTAACACCCTCGTACACGGTTACATTATCTCCAATAGTTACACCATCCTCAATGGTACAATTAATATCAATGACCGAATTAGCTCCAATGTAAACTTGGTCACCAATTCTAGTTCCTGGTCTAACCAAAGAGCAGCATCCTACAACTAACCCTTTACCAACCACTGAGCCATCTAAAGTTTTACACCCATCAAAGAGTGTATGAAATAATGAACCATTAAGTACCGTGTTAGCTACAGTAAGTCGGTCATTACCATCCTCTAACGCAATAACCCAAGGCATATCAGCAGGTGCCTGATCATAATCTGTAGAATCATATTGAGCATAATCTCCCTTAGGAAGAAGCTGTGTAATTTTCTTGGCCCATTCGCCAGTACCATAAATGTTTATCATATCTTTAATTGATTTGATTTATATATTTACTTGGAGCGGAAGACGGGGTTCGAACCCGCGACCTATAGCTTGGAAGGCTATCGCTCTACCAACTGAGCTACTTCCGCAAATGCAGGATATCGCTTAACCTGCGGTGAGTGTACCTTTCACCTTGTTCCCTTGCGGTACTACGATTTTTTAGTGTGAACCAGACAGGATTCGAACCTGTGACCGTCTGCTTAGAAGGCAGATGCTCTATCCAACTGAGCTACTGGTCCATGATAGAGGAAAGGGCTTCGGGTCTTTCGGGGTTCCTGGTTTGTTGGCTTTACTATGAACCCTTTTTCAATGGTACCAACCTAACAGCTTCACTACCCTTTCCAAGTTATTTAATCCAATGTACCTTCACACCATTCTTCATAGAAGGCGTCATGGATTGGATTATCATCTTCAAGACTTTCCCAACCGTCGTCGGTAAGAACATAGAAGTCTGTTCCTTTAGGTGTTTCAGCTACTCGGAATGTTAGCTCTTCACCATCATCAGTACGAATATCATACTCTTTAGTGGTTGCCCACCAAACTTCTTTTGATTCTAAAACTTCAATATTCATTGGCATTTCGTATTCATGAGTTTCTTTAACCTCAATAGTCATTATTAGATAGGCTTAATATCTCCAGCACTGGCCTGGAAGTCATAATAACGTTCTCCGCAGATTGCATCTTTATAGTTTTCCCAGTTACCAGGACGAAGCCAGTATTTATTGTTATGGCTGCTATATGAAAGGATAACTCCTTCTTTCCAAGTATCCCTGAATACAGGAAGTACTTCTCCGTTACGGTCAGTCTTACCTTCAGGATGTGGAACGATTGCCATTTTCTTAAGGTACATTACCTTCTCTCCAGATTTAAATTGTGTTTCTGTCATAATAGTTATTTAAAAGATTAGTACCGCTGGCCGGATTCGAACCGGCACTCACCGTTCGGCGAAAGGGATTTTAAGTCCCTCGTGTCTACCAATTTCACCACAGCGGCATTCATTATTATTTACTGCTTTTGGTTTGTACACCTGAGTTAAACATTAGGCTTGCCAAAAGGTTAATACCTAAAGCCTGTAAAAAGGTGATTTCATTGATAGGATTTACTGCAGGTACTAAACATGAGTTCCACAGTAATTGAACAGGCCACGCCATAATGAGGGCCAATAAGACTGCACCTATTAGTAGAAGAAATGCAGTTCCAAGGGGAGCGAATACTTTATCCATTTTTTAATTTGTTTGTTACAGTATAATTATAACAGGTAGAATAGTTTTCTGAAAGAGTTTTAGTCGTCATCTTTAAAAAACATTCCCCAAATGAAAACTAATACAAAGAAAGGCCATAGGAAAATCCACATAATCCTTTCTCCTACTGAAGGAGGTTCCATTTCCATCCGTGAATAAATGTTCTCAAAAGAAAAGGCACAGGCTATTCCAACTAGGAAATATAGCATGGCTATTTGGATGAGGTTCATACTTGAGCTAATTCTTTAATTTGTGCATCACTAAGGCTACCAATCTTCTTACCTTTAACCTCGCCATTTTCCATATAGACCGTAGTAGGAATAGATCTGATTCCATACTTTTGAGCCAATTCAGTTTCTTGGTCTACATTTACAAAGACTACCTCTACTTCGGATTGTTCTTCTGCGAATTTTTCCATTCTAGGTTTCATCATTTTACATGGTCCGCACCATGATGCCCAAAAGTCAACTAATACCCGTGGGCCATTTAAATCTTCTTGTGTCATTTTATCTTAATTAGGATTTTCTGTATTTCTTAGCTTAAACCAATTTGTGATGCCTAAAGTAAGGGCTGTTAAAACTAAAGTGGATCCTATGTAAATAAGACCAGTCCATGCACCTAAAACATCGCCATGGTTTAAAACCTGTATTGTAACTAACCCGATAGTAGTGAACCATACAAAAGGCCAAACAAACAAAGGTACACGGTTAACTTTGTTTTCAATCTTTAAAACCTTTTCATCATGTACTACTCTACTTAAAGCATCTTGCAAATCTTTACCATAAGCAGGTATCTTTTCAATTGTACCGTCAGCGTTCTTAACGGTGATTTCATATTTTAACCAACCATCAAAGGTTTTGCTTTCCTTACGGACTTCTGCGTGAATGGCTTTCCTTTTAGCCTTGTTCTTTTTCATTACTTATATTTGATTTATTATTATATGGAGGAACCTTTTTTGGTTTAAAATAAAAAGAGCTCCCTGTAGGAATCGAACCCACAACCTCCTGAGTACAAATCAGGCGCTCTAGCCAAATTGAGCTAAGGGAGCTTTGGAGTCGTTTTTAAAGGACGCCGCCGGTACTCGTCAGTACTTTAACGGTTTTAAACGACCAAACCTTTTTACCTCACACACGAGTTGTAGGGATGACGGGACTTGAACCCATGACCTTGACTGTATAAGAGTCCTGCTCTAACCAACTGAGCTACATCCCCAGATTGATAGCACCTATA